TGCCCGGGTCACAGCAGTTGCGCGGCAGGCCACCAAGGAAATAGCGCCGATACCCGGCCACTTGCTCACTGGGTTCCATCGTCAGGATCAATTCCTGAACCGAAGTATCCGGGTCCACCTGATAGAAGCGAACCGGCCCAGCCGTCACGCCTTTCTGGATGCCCGTTAGCGAATTGAGTATGGGCGAATCCACAAATGGCATTGTGCCGTCCAGCATGACACCGAGAATATCGTCCGTGCCATCGAGGCTGATGATTGGATTGTCGCTAGTGTCGGTGCCTTGAACCAGAATGCGGGCTCCGATGTCGCGATTATCGGTGATGTAGGCGCGTAGGATTCGATTCTTGTCCAGGTCAATGAAACTGGGGTAAGTGCCACGATCGTACACCTCCATCAAGTCACAAGTCCTGTTCCGGCAGCGGCCAGTGGCCGTCTTGGATTCCTGCAAGCCAATCCCAAAACTCAGGAACTCGTAAAACTCGTTCTGGACATTGACTGGGCTCCGACAAATATCCACGTTGATCAACCTAGCAACCTCTCTTGGCAACGTGATGAACGGATCGTCCTTGTCCACGTTGAACACCATCCTGGCCCAAGTGCCCCACCAGCCGGTATCTCCGCTCTCACGGGCCAAGAGCAATCGCTGCGTGGCGGCATTGACGAACTGCGCACAGCCAAGAGTGTCGGCTTGGCATAGCCCAATCGACTGCGGCCCTCGGGAGAGTCTGAAATCAATCAGTCGATTGCGGTTCATGGCGCGTTAGTTTGGATTGTGCTGCCCATTCGCCAACCATTTGTTGAAATTATTCGGAGGACTAGCCCCGAATGTGATTCGCGGTATCACGTTGTGGCCTGACTTTTGCCAATCCAACCAGACCGTGTGCGGATTGATGTCCGGGTCAGATGTCGTCGCGGTTGCGCTTTGAGTGGCGAAATGATTGGCCCAGGTGATCGTTGATGTGGTCGCACTCGAATCGTAGGAACCGGCGAAAAAGTCCTGTGGCGATTCCATGTCCACTCGCCATGTGATGCCGCCGCCACCTGGAACAAAAGAATCGAAGGATGAATAGCTTTGCGAGCCATTAAACCAAGCCTCTTGGTCTATTGTCATGGAGGCAGGAGCGCCCGTTGTGTCGCTGGCCCAGGTGATGGCATTGGTTTGGACCCCGACCGGACTGCCGCTTGAGTAGTACGTCTTCACGACTTCCCAGCGCAGTTCTCCGTCGCCTGCGGTGATCGATTGATCTGCCGCAGCAAAACAGTTAAGTGACGGCATTAGGACTAGAAACAATAGAAGCGTGGTTCTCATGGTGTTCGAGACTCTACCAATCGTGGATAAGTCGCAAGCATCGTTATTGCGGGATGGCCGGGTAAGCCGGTGGAGTTCCACCGCCAAAGAGTTGGACTACCTCGGCGTTGGTCAACAGCCTAGCCCAAAATCCGCTCTCATCCTGTCTCCAATCCGGGCTTATTCCTGTGTCGTTTACGCATTTCAAAACGAGGTAGCCCTTGGTTATTGCAGACAGGTCATCAGCGATAGGACTGCTCTCCTGCAATCCTCCTAGTCCAAAAACAGGGTGACCACGCTGGAATCCAAATTTCTTCGTCGTGGCATTGTATTGGATCTGAATAAAGTACCATAGAGCCGCACTGAAATTTGAAGTTGGCGAGAAAAATGTGGCGTTATTCTTCTGAACAACCGGGAACACAGGAGGTGGTCCCAACGGGAAAATGGCCCTGAAATTTATGACCTCGACGTTCAGGATGTTAAGGAAATGGATCTCGAATACGATGCTGCTTCCGCCCCCGAAGGTTGCAAAATTTACCCATGTCGTCCAAGTGAATCCATGGGTTGGATTAATAAGCGGATTTGCGGTCGTCTCAACGCTGGCTGTTCCTAAGAGCGGCACCCCACTCATGTGCATGCAGGTGTTGATGATTCCTGCTGCACCGGCACCAACAGCACCCGAGCTAACCACAAAATTGTTGTCAGGATCCAGTTTGGCTATGAACGGAGTCGCGCCATCGTCGAAGTCCCAGTAGTCCACCAGCGACACTGCTGGACCCACATGCAGGGCGAATTCTTTTATGCAAACGGCAGGCATATCAACAAGAGCCAACGCTTACCTTTATTCCGATGGTGAAATCTCCAGTCTCGGTTGGTGTTCCCTCCAAGACTCCGGTTGGGAACAGGGTCATCCCGGCCGGTAAACTCCCGTAGGCAATCGTCCAAAGCTCAGTCTCCTGCACGCCCGGAGTCTCCGTCAGGTTCACCAAATAGTGGTCATCCTTCGTCGCGTCAGGCAGCGGGTCACTCGTCGTAATTCGAATGATACAGATCGAGAGTGTCTTTTGCTGGAAGGAACCAATCGCATCAGTGGCCCGCACGGTGAACGTGTAGTTGCCCGTGGCCGTTGGCGTCCCCGAGATGACTCCGGTGCATTCGTCCAGTTCCAATCCCGGTGGCAACGCGCCAACAATCACCATCCAAGTGTAATGGACTGGCTCTCCATGGCCGCAGCCAAAGAAGCTCGGTGGCGCGTTCAGGTAGGGGAAGAACAGCGCCGTGCCGCCCACCGCCTGGATCGTCGCGCTGTAGCGACTATCCCGGCAGCCGCCCTGGCCGGTGCTCACAATGCAGATGCGATGTTGCTCGGCCCGATTCTTGGCCACACTCGCCGCGATGGCATTTGCTGTCGCTTGGTTGGCCGCTACGAATTGTCCGGCCTCTATTGTCCAACTGAAGGTCGATCCATCTGGACAACTGACGGTCTGGGTCACCCTTGAATTGTAGAAAAGCGTCAGAGGATTCGATGTGCCCGTTGGTGGCGGAAGCTCACCGATACACTCCAGGGCTGCGCGTCGTGCGCAATCGTCGGCTTCCTCCTGGCTCGTCTCCGAATAGCAATACGTCTTGCAGGCGAACGCCTGATAAGCCGTTTGCAGGTCATCGAGGATGATCAAGTTGAATATGCCGATATGGCGATCCCGGTCCGCGTCTTCGGCCGAGAGGTTCCTCACAGGATCGTCGGAACACTCACAAACAATTTTGTTATTGCAGGCGATGATCGGCATATCAACAGAGCATCCTTTCGTATGGGCCTTGTTCCCGTGGTAGAGCGTACAGAATCATGCCGCGCACTCGGCACCAACCCTTGATTGTGACGCGCACTTGGAATTGGAAGCCGATATTCGTCGGATGATTATTCCCGCTCTCACAGCGCACCGGAGGCTTAGGCAAAACCATCGTGGCCCGAAATGATTCGCAGTAAGGTTGAATCGGATATTCGGGGCAACTCACTGGCTCGGTATCCTCCCGGCAATCCTTGGCGCTGCATTCCTTCCACGCGTGCCAGAAGATCCAGCACGGGTTTTGGTCCACTCGGTAGTCTACCACGAACTCCACGGTGCCGAACAGTTTATCCACCCACAGTTCCATCCCATCGAGTTGTTTTAGTGCGAAAGCATCTCCCCAGTTGTAGGCTGGGCTTTCCAGATACCACGTTACCCGATTGCCATTGTTATCTACCTGCTGGTCGAATCGGTCTTGCGTGGTGATTTCCCATAGGTCGATGGAGCCCGTCTGTTTGCTGACGATGGTGGCAAAACCGCGCTGCAATCCGCCGAAATCCCCTTCGAACAATTGCAGTACATCCAGCGCCTCAATCATGCCTTCCCAGGCGGGCGGGTACTTTTCTTCGAGGCTCGTGATCAGATCAAAATCCAGCGGCATGAGTCCTTTGTGGGCGACTCCGACCGGAGTTTGAATTGGGAGGCAGGTTTGTAAGAGGCGATTATCGAATTCAATGCCACTGGCGAAGCGTAATAATTTCCGGTCGTTGAAGCGTAAAACCCTGTTCTCATTGCGGCTGATGGAGACGTTGCCCCATTGCTGAAAGAAGCGGGTAGCCAAAGCCAGCGAACGCACCCCGTCCATGGCTTGGTAAAAGAGGTCACCATTGACGCGCACCACTGAGCGGTCATTGATGAACCCAAAGTTAATCTGGGCCACGGTCTGGAGCGGGTTATTGTCCGGGCCTCGTCCAGTGCTGGCTCCGGCCCCAATCCAATCGGTTCTAGTAACGGGAACGTTGCAGCGAAACACGTCGCGCCGGGTTCCGATGTAAAGTCGGCCCTGGCCCAAGGCTGTATCCAGTTCGGCGGTATGGCTCAAACCCCTGATATTGCCCGATTGCGCCGGGACAATGAAGCCGTCCCCCGCTAACGATAACGGGGATTCCGTTACTTTAAGCACAGCATCCCGGTAATTGTAGGCTGCCGTCCCACTCAGGCCCTGCACGATGTCACCGGCCGCATAGACTCGGCCGAAGGCGTACCAGAGTCGGCCCATGTAATAGTCCATCGGACCCGCTGGCGGGATTTCGTTGATGTTGGGTCCCATCAGATTGCCCGTGATTCCGTTACTGCGCCGTAGCGTTACACCATCCCAAATCAGCGGCTTAGTCACAAAGTCTCCACCTTGAACGACGAGGAACTCCTCGGCCTGCACAAAGAACGCCTGCACCTCATCCGGTGGATTGAATTGGCCGAACTCAGCGGACAGGTCGCGCACCGAATTATCCGAATCAACGTGCACGAGGTAGAGATGCCCACCGATGGAAAGAACAAGGTAAGGATTGGCGAATGGCGGCTCGTACATGTAGCCGCCCTGAAAGACTCCTGGCCAATGGAAGCTTTGCACTAGTGGTTTCCAGCCGGTCCGTTGGGTGATTCCCCCTCCACGGCAGGTCGCGTTAGTGAGCCAGGCCAGTTGGTTGCGTTTTAGGCCCTCCGGGTAGGAATCGCTGGCAATAGTTGGAATTTTGCCCGAGTCGATGCCCCCAGAAAAACTGAGTTGACCATCGACTATGCGAACGCTTCCGTTGCCATTTGGCATTGGTATGAGTTATCAATGCCAATAGCACTTATGGCAAGACCCAATCCCCAACGCCAAGTCCTGTTTAACACCGATTTCGAACCGCTCACACCCATGTTCTGGTGCCACATCGCCTGCATCCAGGCGGGTGGCCGGTGGAAGAAGCCCAATGGCGAATACGCGGGCATGGGCAATTTCTATCATTACAAGGAAGCCCAGAAGCTGCTTTGGCCAGAAAAGGAATGGCACAAGTGGAATGATTTGCTCTTAAAGAATTTCCTAGATCACCGAATTATCGGAGTAATAGGACCTGCATCTAGCGGCAAAACTCGGGAAGCCGCTGACTTCGCTCTCATCTCCTATTACTCCTTCAGCGATTGCTCTACGATTCTCGTATCCTCGACAGAGCGGGAGATGCTGGAAATGCGCGTGTGGGGCGAGATGAAGAAGGCCCACAAGTTGGCTACCAGCCGCATGCATGGATTGCCCGGAATCCTAGTTGAAAGCCGCCAACGTCTCATCACCGATGACCGATCTGTAGATAGCGAGGGCCGGGATTTTAGGAATGGAGCCTGCGGGGTAGCTTGTCGTCGTGGGGGCCAATACGTAGGCCTATCCTCATTTATCGGCGTGAAGAATAAGCACATCCTGCTTGTAGCCGATGAAGGCGCTTTCATGCCGCGCGCCTATGTGGATGCCATCTCCAATCTGAACAAGAACAAGGGCTTTAAGTGCATTGTATTGGGAAACCCAAAGGAAACCACCGATGCATTGGGGATAGTGTGTGAGCCAGCTGCCGAGCTTGGCGGTTGGGACGGAGGTATCGACCAAGCTCCTGGGACAAAGACTTGGCCAACCCGCTTCAAGGACGGGATTTGCGTGCAGTTAGTGGGCAGCGATTGCCCGAACATGGACGTGCCTAAGGATGCTCCTGTCCCTTATCCATTCCTCATCACCCGCGAAGCCATTGAAGCAGACGTGGCTTTCTACGGGATGGATTCGATCCAGTACTCGATGATGAACGAAGGCCGCATGCCTCGCGGCCAAGGTTTACGCCGAGTCATCACCAGGGCCATGTGCCTGAAGTTCGGAGCCATGGAAGCGCCCATCTGGAAGAGTGACGAGCGCACAAGGATCGGATTCCTGGACGCGGCCTACGGTAGCGTGGGCGGGGACAGATGCGTGTTCGGGGAGTTGCAGATTGGGAAAGACCCCAATGACCGCGAAATCTTGGCTGTGATCGACACCATGCTCGTGCCGGTCACCACGACCAGCCCGGAATTACCAGAGGATCAGATTGTCCTTTTCGTGAAAGCTCAGTGTGAGCAACGACACATTAAGCCCGAGGATGTATTCTTCGATTCTACGGGGCGGGGCAGCCTTGTCGGGGCTTTTGCGCGGCTCTGGAGCGCCCACGTTGGTACAGTCGAGTTTGGGGGTAAACCCAGCGAACGTTACGTGTCCGACAACATCCGAGTTCTGTGTAAGGATTACTATTCGAAGTTCGTGACCGAGCTTTGGTACTCCGTGGCTCTCACCATCCAGAGCGGCCAATTCCGGGGCATGACCGAGGATATCCTCTTGGAAGGTTCGATGCGGGAGTGGGGCTTTGTCGGAGGCAACAAGATCGAGATTGAGCCCAAGGACAAGATGAAGTTGAAAAGCGGGCGTTCCCCTGACTTGTTCGACGCGCTGGCCTGCGGGGTGGAAGGAGCCCGGCGACGTGGGTTTCACATCGCCAAATTGACCAATGTCGGCGCAACGGCCGACAATGGCTGGCGGTTAGACTTGGCCAAGCGCATGGAGCGCGTGAAAAAGCGCCATACGCTCAATTACGCCTCTTGAGGCGTTCAAGGCGTCGAAGTCTTCGGGCCTGCCGCGCAGCCTGCAACGGAGTGACCAAAGCCTTCGGGACAGCCACCTGTGGCGCTGGCTGAGGAAGTGGCCTCACCACGACCGGAGACATGGTGAGGGTTCGCACCGTAGGTGAGCTTGTAAGCTTAACTGGGGATGGCCTCGTCGGCACCTTCGGTGAAGTTTTGGAAGGCGGTGGCGTCTGGGCTTTGGACTTCATAAGTGATGTCGAGGGTGATCGGCACATCACCATCTCCGACGTGGCCGTCAACGGTAACGCGGGCCTTCTTGGCTCCGATAGAGCCATCACCGTAAATCCAACCCGTCAACAGGGTGGCGGTGGATTCGGGCAGAATGACCGGTGCCGTTGAATCGCCTTCGAGGGTTTCGCTCTTGGCGAACGTTCCGTCCGGCTGCTTGTCGATGGCTTCGTCGGTTCCAACTGTGAAACTGCGTCGGAATCCGGGCTTGATTGGTTTGGCTAGTGTAACTTCCATATCTGGTGGTCCTTTTGGTATCCGTTCGTCATGCCCGGTTTGGAACACGATCAATCGGATTGGTTTTTTCTTTTTCTTCTCTTTCATCGGGGAACCCCCGTTGAAAATGTTTATGACAGTCTTCACGAATCTTACAAGGAGCTTTAGCACTTTGGTTTACCATTGAAAGTGCAGTCCAGCCATCCCGCAGCCTTCGTCTCCACCATTGAAGAACGCCCGAACCCGGTAACTCATCTCGAAGGCGAAATTCTTGGACAAACGGATGTCGTATCCGGCTCCAACTCCGATGGCTTCGTCATCATGTTCCCAGGAATGAGTGTAGGAACCAAGAAGAAACCCAACAAATCGGTCATTGCCCTTGCCGCCAAGCTGAATAAGGTCAGCTCGCGCCATAACCTCCGTCTCATCAATGCCCGTGCCTGATGTCCAGCCATGTTTTTGGACGAATGCATTGCCGCGTCTGTCGTAGGTAAGCACGTCAGGTTCATCGTAGAGCGTGTTTAATAGGTGCAGGCCCACCGCCCGGTTAATCTGGTAACCAAAGCCAATGCCCGCGCCAAAGATGGGTTTGCCGGTAAAATCCACATTCCGCCATGCGACGTACGGGCTGATGGAGAAGTCGGTCCACCAGGAAACAGGCTTCTCCTTGGGCGGGGTGGGTGGTGCATCCGGTTTGGCAGCAGTGCCCGGTTTGGGCGTGGTCATCATCCATGGCTTTGGCTGGACTTGGGCGATTTGCGCCCACTCAACCGGTGGCAGTTGATTCGGATCCTCCGCGCATTGAAGCGTGATCTGAATTAGCGTGAAAGCCATGGCGACCATGGCCGTTAGCCGCATGTTTGTTTTCATAGATTGGCTTGATAGCATGGTTAGCCCTATTTACGCAGCAGAAACATCAGGGCGATTTGGAGCACGACAAAGAACAGGCCAATGGCCAATGTCCAGGTGCTGCCCCGGGTCTCGATTTTGGTTATGCGCTCGTTTATGGAGGTTAGTTTTTCAGTTATGTCGCCTCTCCAGGCGTCACGCTCCTGCATCATTGGTTCGAATTGTAGTTTGCTCACAAATTGTTCCCGGTCAGAGACGACTTCACTGCGCAACTGATTGAGTTCGCCCAATCGCCGCGCCACCTCTTCCCTGGCCAACAGGATGGCTGATTCGGTGGCTGCGCTTCTTACATCGAGTTCGCGGCGGTGCGCGGAAATCAATGTTTCCAGGTATTCTCGCATTGATACGTCGCTCATTATGGTAAGATAACCGGAGCTGCCCCTGCGCCGAACAAAAACTTTTGCCACCCAGACGGCGGTGGTCCTGATACAATGTTATCAGTAAGCGTCAACGGATGTTTCCCAAGCGGGATGTAGCCCGGCCGTGCGAAGTTGTTGCTGTAATGTTTGCCGGCGATAATCCAGAAGTCGATGCCTCGGTTTCCTACGGTTGGTGTTCCCCCATCATATGTTCCTGCGGTGTGCGTCCCATTATTCCAGACATAGATTGGGGTTTCGTTCTGGCCCGTGGTAACCCCAGGCTGATCTCGGCCAGGCCTTCCAGATATGCCGGGTCCGTCGAATGGACGGTTAAAGGTGCTTCCAACGCACACGAGATTTACAGTACCAATCGTCTCCTGGTCGTAACCACAGAAACGAACGCCTCCCGTCGCTGAACAGACCCGGCTCGCTCCGGCGCTCAGATTTATTGACCCAAGCTCCCAAGCTGTCCCGTCGCACCTTTGCCAAGAGCTGTTATCCAGGGTCGTGGATGCCCGGTAATACATCAAAGTAACCCCACTGACGGCGTGACTCCCCCCGTAATTATTACCAAACACAACGCCAGTTCCTCCCCGAACCGTAAGTGTGCGATAGGTAGACGCTGAATTGTTGACGTAATTGTTGGAATAGACTTCGAAGCTGTGCGCGGACCTGCGGTTACCGCTGTCCGTGCCGTGAAATCCGGGATGCGAGTTAAGGAAATAATTGGACCGGATCGTCAGCCGAGCGCCCCCATAGCCGTCGATGCAATCCTCGGTATTGGCAATAGCCACAGTGTAGTCAAATGTGTTGTTCTCGATAAAGGTGCAATTGGTGGAACCCAATCGGAGTGGCCTTCTCCATGGGGTAAATCCTCCGTCTGATCCGTCAATGCTGCCAAATGGGGAGATGCTCTGGATTGAGTTGGTAGTGTAGGACACTTGAAAATAGTTCCAATCAATCAGCCCATACGCATTTACGGTGACGATTCCTCGGGTATCTCTCTCTGCGATAACTAACTTACAGTGGTCAACCCGGTAGCCCACCTGATCGCCGGCCAGATTCGATGGGCCATCTATGTCAAGAAGACCAGAGGAGTGATGATTTGCCAACGCCCTGAATTCGAATCCCGAAATTCGAACTTGACTGGCCAAAGAGCAAAATAACTGGAATGCCCCGTCTCCCGTATCAGTAATAATCGTCTGGCCAATCCCAGCCCCTAATACCGTCAGCTTCTTGTTACTAATCGTGACCTTCGGGTTCCAACTGGATAGTCCAGCCGGCACGGTCACCGTGTCTCCAGAAACGGCCGTATTCACCGCAGCCTGGACATCTGCCCGACTCGAACTCGCTGCGGGAATGGTCGCCCCGTGGCATACAGATGCGACCAGTGCGAAGGCCAGAGCTAGGAATGTCTTCATCTATTCGTTGGGTTGATAGCTCAGGGTGCGTTCGCCGCAAAACAGACCACCCGCATCCAGATCGAAATGGTACTTGTTCCTGTCGCAGTCCAGATTGGCTGGGCTGCCTCCGGTAATAGTTGGCCCGATAGGGGTCGTGTCCATTGGCCAATAGAACATCAGCGATTCCGGCTGGACCTGAAACGGCATGTACTTCACTTTGCTGAAGGCCAATTTGCCAATGTCTCCAGCCGACAATGCATTGGTCCAGATGGCTAAATCCGACATTGCCCCTCCGAAGAATGATGAACCGCCGTTCTGTTGATAGATAAAGGTGTGAAATGTGGTAGCATTCGTTATCCCAACGGCATTTCCAGTTCCTGTTCCCCAACTGCCCGAGGTAGCTTTGCCATTGATATAGAAGGCGAGAGAATTGGCGTTACTGTAGGTGTAACTGCAAGCCACATGCATCCATGTGTTTGTCTGCACTGAGTCTCCAGTCGTTCGCCAAATGTGGTAGGTGCCGTTGGGGCTGGCGAAGCTGAATCCGATCTTTTCACTCACCGAAGACAACCCAAGTTGCTGGTTCCCGTCAGCCCCAGATTGTTCGAATCGACCTTTGCCAACCAAACCCTGTTTTGCTCCACCTCCCAGTTGGCCGTTTACTCCGGCGTCTGTCCAATCGTACTTCACCCAACAGGCGATTGTTAACGAACTGGAGTTGGTAATTTGAGCGAACAACTCAGTTGCCCTGTTACCAGAAACGCCAATAGGCGTTTTATTGTCAGACTGCCCTATGATTGTGTGGACGGCAGCATGACAGACACACACCGAGGCCACCATCATCAATAGGATTAGGTGGTTCCTCATGGTCTTGTATATTCCAGTTGAAGCCCATGCACTGCGACCGCCCCGCCGTAGGTATCTTCGGTTGGGAGTCGTTGTAGCTTTATAAGGCCCACGTCTCGTGGCATGAGAAGCGAGTTCACACCCAAATCAATGACCAGATTGGTCACGATATTGGTGCCGTCATATTTGGCGATCCAATCGTTTGACCCCCTGACAACCGATCCGAAGAAATTGGTGTGAACATTGTTGGTCGTTCCACTTCTAATCGGTAACACCGAAACTCCAAAGACAACATTGCTTGTGTTTGGTCCATTGGTGGATGAAAGCGAATAGTTGATCAACAGCTTCAGAGTATTGGTCGCATAATCTGGAGGAACCACAAACTGCCATGTGGCACTCGTGGCAATCCTCGCACCCTCGGCGTTGGTCTCAGCGTAAACGGTTTCCCAAGCCTGCCATCCGGCGTCGATGGCCGGGTAATTGGTGGCCGGAAGCTTAGCCGCCTGCACGGAAAGATTGAGTATGTTCGTGGTGCCAGCTAGTGGATTTACGGCGGCGACCGTGCCCCATCCTAAGACTCCTGAGCCGTTGTTCGTAAGCACTGTTGCGGCTGCGCCCTGGGATGAAGGCCATGAATAAGTAATCCCCCTTATAGGCGTTATATTTCCTTCAAAGTCTACACTGAAGGCTATGGTGTTGGTATGTTGGATTTCAAACAGATTACCGCTCGTGTGCGGAATGGTAGCTTTCAAATAGTACGGCGTTCCAGGTGCGGCCGGTTTTAACTGAACACCGTCTCCTGTGTCATCTGCCAGAAAGAGAAAAGTGCTTTGGCTTGGACCCAAGTTCACGTCGAAATTGGGAGAGCCATTTGTGGTGTCGTGCTCCAAGTACAAATAGGTAAATTGATTCACATTGGCAGAAACAACGATGTGGAAAATTCCGAAGTTTGTAGGGGAAACCTGACTGTCGGTCGCCTTGAAGTAGATTTGACCAAAAGTGGAATCCCCTGCGACTGATTCCCAAATGCCGTCGATAAAGTCAGACGCATCTGGATTCCAGATCGCCGTAGCTCTATTGCCTATAACTACTGCGCCATTGGTTTTTATGATGGTGTTTGTCCTTACGACTGGGTGAATTTGTCCTAGCTCGTTTGTCCAAACCTGATCGCCTGAACCGCCCGTTCCACTCACGGCACCCCAGCCTAGGTTCCCAGATCCATCGTTAGTAAGAACAGTTGCAGCCGCGCCCTGGGCGCTCGGCCAGGAATAGGCGACACGCTTCAGGAGCTTTAGGTCACCGATGCCGTTCACTTCGAACATCGGCGTATTCGAGTTCTGCAAAGACAAGATGGTGTCGATGTTGGTGACTCCGTAGGCGGTGCTAAAAAGGTAGGAAGTAGGTCCAACGGCAAAAGTCGGATCGAAGTGAACAACGTACCGACTGGCTATTTGAAGCCCCAAATCTATGGTGGAAAGCCCGCCTCCCGTGTCGCCTATTCCGAATATATCAAACCGGGTGGACCCCCCTTCAGCTGCATTCACGGCTCCCGCCATGGCGAATCCGTTGTCGTCAGCTTGAAGGGTGGAATTCGCGTTAGGTCGATCCACATTTATCGACTTGATTGAAGGATCGGAAACGTCGATGAAAACCCCATTGGTTATCTCCGGTCCGACGTGCATGCTGCCGTCGAGTGAGAAGTGGATGTTGGTCGTGATGGTGGAAATGACCGTGATGTCATTATTGTCGTTGGTCCAAACCAAGTCCCCGAAGGTTATTCCACCGGGCGCAGCTCGGATGACGAGCGTGTCTTGGTTGGTAACGAACGTAATGCTCCCATCATCATTGGTGAGGGTAAGGCTGCGTTTAACCTCGAAAGCGTTGGTTTTGGTGCCCCAACGCTGGAATTTGAACAAGGTGATTCCGTTGGTGACCGCTGTGCCAGCCACGTAAGGATGCTCTATCCAGCTGTCGGCCCCTATCGACGTGAACGTGACAGCAAACGAGGCTGGGTTGCTGACTTGCAGGTAGTAATCAGCCCCTTCCATGAGGTTGGTCAGGAGGACCGCCACGTTCGCTGTGAGGTTGGTGCTGTACCATTGATTGGTGCCGTTGAACCAGCCCAGTCCCGCTGTAGTGGGAAGGATCAGCACGCGGCTGGAAATTGTGCCGCTATTGGTCGTGATGCCAGAGAAAAAGGCGTTAGTCACGAACAGATTGCTGTTCACGTTGATGTTGTTGACCACGATGTTCGTTACGTAAATGTTGCTTACGAAAATGTTGCTGATCGCAAACAAGGTCTGGAATACCGTGATGCTCTGAACCGTAAGGTTGGTCGTAAAGACGTTGGATGTAACCAGAGTCTGGTTCACGAAGATGTTGGTCGTGAACAGATTGCTCGTGTAGGTGTTGTTCACCACAAACAGATTGGTCGTGACGAAGACTGGGCTGGACCCGTTCGTTATGCCGCCGCCGTCCACGAGGATTTTACCGATGCCCACATTCGACCTTATGATGATGCCGTTGGTGCCGATGAATGCTGTGTAGGGCGGGTTGGCGGCGAAAGCCCCGAAAGCCAGCAAGAACGGCAACAGGATAAGCAGTAATCGTTTCATAAAATCTGTTCCCAGCTAACGTGCAGCAGGATCGTAATAGACCCGGAAACTGTTATTGGTATGAGCGCCACCTCGCCGCGCCCCGCCCTTCAGGGCTAGGCTCGTGTCAATTCCGTTGGTCTGAGCCAGCTCCAGATTTGCATTGGTGAAGGCAAACGGCACAGCCCCACCCGGTCCCCATTCAAATCTGCCCTCGGCATGCTGCGCGGTGTTTCCAGTTCGAGTAATCCATGCCTCCGCTCGGAAAGCGGTATTAGACCCAATTTGGAGGCCGGTATCGAGGATGGTTTGGGACCCGAACACAATCTGGAATTCATTCGTGTTGATCAGCGCATTGGGCATAATTCCGCCCCACACTGCGTGGATGGTGTCTCCGTTATTGGTCAATACATGTGCCGGAATGAGGACGTTTGCTAGATTGCTCATGGTAGCCAGCGCGTTCAGGTTGGTGAACGATGTGGTGCTCCAGTAGATCAATCCTCCAACCCAAGCATTGCTCACGCTCTGGCCTGCCTTCACGAGCAAATTGCTGCTGGCATAGAGTGTGCCTTTGGTTTCGGACCCGATCCAGTTGGTAACGCCACCGGCCGTGTCAACTCTTCCTCCGTTAGTCACGCTCCCGGTCAGCAGTGAGCCGCCGAGGTTAGTGAATCCACCGGCAATGGCGAGCCATCCTGCATTGGTGGCATTGCCCCTGGTTTCCACCCCTGCCCAATTGGTGACGCCACCCAGGACGTTTAACGACGAAGTGTTTGTCTGAGGACCAAGGAGGTTCACGTTGCTCGCCACGAGCGTAATCCCGTTATTGGTCAGGCCATAGATGACAGGAACACCGTTGGTGTTGAGCACTTGGAAGCTGTTGGTGCCAATTCCGGGAACGTTGGTCACAGTCAATGCCGGCGCTGTTCCATTTCCAGTTGGATAAACGACTACATTGGTCAGTAACGCTCCGTCCTTAATAGCCAATGGACTACCCAAGAACTGATTTCCATTAGTTGTCAGCACTGGCCCTGTTCCCCAACCAAGATTTCCCGAGCCATCATTGGTAAGGACGGTTTTGGCCGCGCCCTGCGCACTTGGCCACGAGTAGGCAACTCGTTTAAGCAATTTAAGATCGCCTATTCCATTAACCTCGAAAACTGGCGTGTTGGAATTTTGCAGGCTGAAAAGAGTGTGGATATTGGTTAACCCTAGGGCACTGTTGAACAGATAATTGGTTGGTGTGCCTCCATATCCTGGAGACAGTACGACCCCTCTACCATTTGAGATGATTGGATCCTGAGCGATCAATTGTAGGACGGTGTTCGTGTAACCATACGAATTGACGTTAAAGAAAGACTGTTTCGATGATCCGTCAAAAGTCGAGATAGAAACAGTGGAAAGATTCGTCTCGGCACCGAATGTTCCGGCACCGAGGTACCCTACTGTGCTTCGATTCACTGACCAGTTAATGTACGCCTGATTTGGTTCTCCAATGGCAGTGTCGCGCAAAGCCCTAAACACATAGGAGTTGTCTGGCGTGCCGTTATTCCTACCTACAAAAATTCCTCCAAATGCACCTACGGTTAGTGCGTTTGATCCTCCATCGTTGATTACTAACAATTTGCTCGCGGAGTTGGTTCTGTATGTCATTGTATCCCAATAGAAATTAGTACCAACTCCATCATCTGGAACATCGACGCGCAGGATCACATTAGTCGGGAAAGCAATGGGCTTGATTGCGACCGTATCGTTAGTCCAGACCAAATCTGAGAAGGCCACCGATCCAGCAGCGGGCGCATTGCTCCAGGTTCCTGTCCCCTGGGATGCGTTGGTAAGCGTCCAAACCTGTCCGACCGATCCAACTCCTCCTTGAAGGTAAAGGTTAGTCCCAACCGTAACAGAGTCTTGCACGGAAAGACTCCCGTTGTTTAGCAGTAGCAGATTTCCCCCAGGCGTTGATTCCTCGAAGCTCATAACCGGCCAGAAAATCCCGACTCCCTGGGCTATATTTACCCTGATTGTATTGGTAACATTTCTGAGCACCGTATTTGTTAGAAGTGCTCCGCTTTTGATCGATAATGGCACACCTAGAAATTGGTTGGCATTGGTAGTAAGACCGCCACCACCAGACGTAGCATCTATCACATAATTGCTACCGTTATCGGTAAGTGTGATGTTGGAACCAGCTTCGAGTCCCCTAATCTGGCCAGTGGTGTTGGTCGCTCCGGCCGCATCTCCGACACCTATAACTAATGGTTTTATGGTGGCGTTGGAGAGAGACAACGTGAACAGATTCGTAACAGCCCCTGTGCCTGAGAGGTTGGTCAGGAAGAGGCTGGCTGGCTGTCGAAAGACGATCCAATTAGTGACGCTGGCGCTATTGGTAGCGGATGTGACGTAATTGGACACTGAATTAACCCAGTTGGACACACCCACCACATTGGTCGTGCTTGCGGTTTGAGCCCAGTCATTGGCTATCACGATATTGGAACTCATGGTCACAGCCAGCCCCGAGCCTTGTTCGATTCCAAACAGCGTCAAAACCCCGTTCGCGTATGCGTTTGTGAGCGGCTTAGAGGTTGCATTTGTGGTGCTCAGGCTCACAACATTCGTGACATTATTAGCCACAGTGCTGACCAGATTGGTGAGGACCGCACTTCCATTTTGCTTGGTTTGGACCAAGTTTGAGACCGAGTTTACCCAGTTCGATACGCCCACAACGTTTGTAGTACTTGCCGTCTGCGCCCAATCGTTGGCGATAATGATATTCGAAGCGTTCATCGTGATCGCTTGTCCACTACCTTGTTCAATACCAAAGATCGTCAGCACGCCAGATGTGTAACTGTTGGTGAGAGGCTTGCTCGTCGCGTTGGTCGTGCTGAGAGAGATGACGTTGGTGACATTGTTAGCCACCGTACCCACCAGATTGGTCAGCACAGCGGAACCCAACTGTTTGGTCTCCGCTAAATTGCTGATCGCATTTGCCCAATTAGTGAGGAAAGTGGTCGAAACTACGTTCGCCATTGCGCCGGTTGGAATGTTGGACCAGTTGGTGAGATTGGCTGAACCAAGTTGCTTGGTTTCCGCCAGATTGCTTATGGCGTTGGCCCAATTCGTCAAGAAAGTAGTCGAGGCAACGTTTGCCATCGCGCCAGTGGGTATATTCGACCAGTTGGTCAGGTTCTGGGAACCGAACTGGCGATCATTCCAGACATTTGTGGGATAAAGGCTCCAGTTGGAGTCAGCACTGGAATTGGTCACGTCTCCCTCGGCATTGATCACGGCTGACCGCGAGACTGTCAGGTGCGGCAGGTTCAGTTGCGTGCCATTGGTGACTGGGCCTGAAGCGTAAATCCAGCCGTTGGATACTTCGAGGCTCGATTGGACGTTGATATTGGTTAAGAATGCACCGTCCTTGATCGATAGCGGGACGCCGAGAAACTGATTGGCGTTGGTCGTGAGGCCAGCCGAGCCTGAACCAGCAGACACCGGCCACCAACCAAGAGCGCCAGAGCCATTATTCGTTAGTGCCGTTCCCGCCGCGCCTTGGCTGCTTGGCCACAGATAGGGGATTTTCTTGATCAGCCTGAGGTCGCCCACTCCGTCTACTTCCAACACAGGGAAGTTGCTGTTTTGAAGCGATAAAAGCATGTCGGTATTGGTGATGCGAATGCTGCTGCTGAACAGATAATTGGTCCTGGTAAGCAGGCTGAAATTGGGGTCCATCTGCATGTAGGTCGCCCCGTCCACCAACGCCTGCATGGTAAAGCTGTTAAAGTCCTGAGGGTTATCTCCCGCGCCGGCCTGAACGGAGAATCGCGTAAACTTGACACCGCCTTCCTTGTTGGCGAAGAGAATGAGCGCACCGTAATTGGTGTCGATGATCAGGTCCGAGGCTCCACTGTAACCCACCACGCTATTGCCGCTCAGCGTGAAAATCTCCTGCTGATTGGTTTCGCCAAGGGCCGTATCAAATATCCCATAGAGCACCCCTCCCGGAAATGGTCCGGTATTGCCCCTGCCCGAGAACAAGCCTCCGTCTGGACCAATCGTCAGCGCGTTACTGCCGCCATTGTAGATTTCGAACAGTTTACTCGCTGCGTTGGTCCGATTCACCCGGGAATCGAAGTAAAAGTTCGTTCCTACCCCGTCGTCAGGCACGTTGACCCGGAGCAGGATGTTAGTCGGGAAAGCGATAGGCTTGAGAGTGCCGTTATCGTTGGTCCAGGTGTGGGGCATGGACGCGCCTCCAGCAACAACATTGTTGGACCACTTTTTCACTGTCGCATTCCAGATCGGAACTTGGCCCTCGGTTGGAGTCGGGCCGAAATGGGAATTGGTCGTAAGCGGCTGACGTAGGATTGGTGGAGCGGGCTGGGCAGAGATTGACTGTAGTCCTAGTAAAAGTACCAGGACAGGCACCAACCGCTTTCCATTCTGTAACAGTGCCCGGATGCCTTGGGCGGGAGAAGTCAGCCGGTGCGTGACCTTGACCCATTCTAGGAGTTTGGATTGGCCAGCCAAGACCCGTGCATGTTCCCTCTTCAACTGTTCAAGCTCAGCTGAGAGGGACCTAATCTTAGCCGGCCAACGCCAAAAGGCATATTTATCAGGGATTTTCATATTCCGCCGATCAACATTGCCCAAATGCTCTGGTTATCGTCCCAGTACCAGAAGCTGGACGTGCTCCGGTTGTAGTACAGAGCGCATTCACAATTGGGAGCGGCTACCGGGTCGGCATCTCCGCACATCAAGCAACTGTTGCCGCTCCCGCCGCCTGCGTGGAGAATTTCGCAAAGTAACTGGGTCTGAATGACGGACAACTGGAAGGGAAACAGGCAGGCAAAACAGCTGGAGTCATCGAGTAAATCCTGAACATTGCAACTAGCCATGGGGTTTTGTATGTGCAGGATTCGGCAGAGCAACACCGTCTTGATCAGTTCGAGTTGGCCCGGACTCAGATTGCTCATCGAGGCCGCTGCTTGCATTAGCTCGTTGGTGGTGCATGTGGCCATTAGTCACTATCACTTCCAGCTAAGCGTTGGCACGTCCCACTGCGATAAGTTCCCGCCACCAACTGGATAATCCAAGGCGGGCAATGTTGGATCATCGGGCGCTGCCGGGGCGCGGCCCTGATAAAGTTGGCAACCGATGAACTTTCGAACCTGCGCGGCCGTGGCCTTCTTAGTGATGGGCGCACCACTCGGATCATCGACAACGGCGAAAAGATCGTCAGCCGTCACCGCTGCTGCGGCCGGAAGCGCACTTATTTTTGTGTCAGCCATAGGTCATTCCTTGCGCAATCGGTCAGCGTTCTCCGCGTTCAATATGGCTCCGGTCTCGGCCAGGATGTAGAACGTGGATCCAGTCATGCCTCCGTTGTCCATGATGGCGCAGAGTAGGGTCAGGATAATGGGCATATTGGATCCTCGATCCACGCAGTACATGATGCATTTGGCATCTTCCAGTAATGTGTTGGGGTCACAGGCCATCTAGGATGTCGCAGAGGATTTTTATCTTAACCGCCTGCATCGCCCCGGGCGGAATACAACCCAGGATGCAACTAGCCTGTTTGGCTAGGTAATCGGGGTCACAGGGAAGGTCTTCCCCGTCACGGATGGCGCACAAGAGGAGAATCTCGACCGCCGCATAGAGTCCACCAAGGGAATCGTACTTGCAGGAAAAGCATTTGCTATCCTCCAGCAACTGATTTGGATCGCAGGCCATAGTTATGAGGCTTTCATAACTAGGTCATCATCGAGTCTTCGGTTTCGCCGGGCTCGCTGGACTCGGATGTATCGCCTTGATCGCTCGGACCCTCTTCGTCCTTGTTATCGCCGTAGACGCATTTGATTACGGCTTCTCCGTCCTTGATGGCCGTAACCTCCACCGTTTCCTTGTCTCCGGGTTTAACATCCTTGTTGAAGAAGGACAGTGGCACCAACCCCATTTTTTCCTCTGGCGTACTATCGTTCTCCATGTCCATGTTGGAGTTATCTTGAGAACCGGCGTCCTGATGATCGTAGTAGTCTTCCTGAGCCATAGTATTATCTGGGTTAAAGAGGGTGCCGCCAAGCCAACCCCGGATTGATGGCACCCATTGTGACCACTGCCGGTTAGGTGATCTCCGGCTCGCAGGGAGTGTTGCAAGAATCGTAATCCTGAGTCGGATAACCAGGATCATCGCTGCAATTGCTGATTTCAGGCACGCAGAACGGTTCGCGGCGATGCAGGAACACGTTGATGAACTCCGTGTAGAGCGGGCGGATGGCCAGCTTGAAGTCCGCGATGAACATGCCCTTGTTGCGGCGTTTGTTCTCGATGACGCAGCCGTTTACGTCTTCACCGAGGTTATCCATTACGAACTGCCATTTCCCACCGAAGTTGCGACTGCTAAACGGCATCTCGGGATTGACCGGCGTGGCATCGGCCACAAGGGCTTCCAGGCCCATCTTGTGCCAGATATAAGTGATGGCGAATTGCGCCTTGTCGAAGTCCGGGTTTTCAACACTTCCCAGCCCAGGGTCGCCACCCGCGCCACTGGTTACCTGATTAACGTAGGGAAGGACGACCTGATAGCGGTAACGATTGGGTGCTGCGCCCGCGCCCCGGTCGGCCACGAAGTTGAAACGCAATCCCATCGGGTCAGTGCGAACGAGGTAATTACCGATCTGGCCAGAGAACCCGTAACGCCAGAAAGCGTTGGCGCTGGACCATTCGGTGAAACGCCAGTTGCCGGCGATGGTCGGACACGACCCGCCTCCCCCGCCGCATTGGCCACCCAACTTGTCCAATTCCCAGGCAGTGGCGATGTCGGTTACCAGTTCAATGTAGGGGGCGGTTTCCTTGAACGGATTCTTGCCGCCGTAACCTCGGCGCATGAGCGGTTCGAAACGCACCTGAAGCATCTGCGGGACGAGCTTAAAGACCGTCGTCGGATCGGCTGACGTATCGAAAAAGATTTCCTCATCCCCAACCACCGTCCAGTTGAACGTGAATTGGGTCATTGCCCGGTTAGCGATGAACTTCTTGTCGGCATGGTCCAAAGCCCGCTTGCGCAGGAAATTGGACATGATGTCGGTCGTAGCCGGGCGCAGGATGTCGGAGATGATCTGGCGGAAATGTTCCTGGGCTTTCGTCACGTGCATCATCTGGTCGAAGCAAAGGAGCGGCGTGGCCCAACTTTGTTCCTCTAGGAAGTACGTGATGCGCGTCGCACCCCAGCCGATGCAATGTTCGGTCTTATCGCAAGGCGTGCCCACGCAGGAGGCGTACTCGGTCCGGTTCCAGACCTTGGTGGTGTTGGGGAAGACGTGCCGGAACCGGTCCAGGGTATGTTCAACGCCCGAGTAGGCATCGAAGGTGCCAGTCTTAACGTTAAGCACCCAGGAATCGGTGGGCCGGATGTCAGAGAGGATCAGTTTGTCGTAGACCGGTTGTTGGTCTACCAAGAAATTGGTAAATTGGTCGCAAGATAAAATAGCCATAGCTTCAAAATGCAAAAGTTCATGGGAACGTGCGTTGAAGCCGTAGGCTTGCGATCCTTTTATGCCGAGGATGAACCGGCGAACCCGCCTATTAAGCGGATAATCGAGCTAATAGAAGCTGCGGTGATCTATGTCAACAACCAAAATTATCAGCGGCCCATCTTACCGAGCATGGCTGCTACTCCGTCGATAGTAATATCGTTGTTGGCTGAGGCTTGTTTACCTTTGCCTTCTCCATCAGTGGGCGCGGAATCGCCGTAGGCTTTTAGCGCCTCTTCCTTCTCGGCCAGCATGGTCTTGAGCTGTCTGTTTTCGTGCATCAGCACGGAATAGGCGATGGCGCGATTACGCAATGCCACATGTTTCTTGATGACAGTGGCGCGTTGTTCTTCGGTGAGATTGGGATCATTGGCTTTGGCCGAGAGCGCGTCAGCCACAAAAGCGGCAGCTTTCTCCAATTTGCTATTACGCTCATCGTCGCCCTCGACTGGCCGAAGGAAATCGAATTTGCTCACCGATTCATCGCTGAACTGTTTCCAGAGCCTGGAATTATTTTCCTGCACGGCCTTGTGCTGGTGCGCAACTTGGTTTTGCCATTCGCCGCCCTTGGACTTTTGTTCCTCCAAGGCTTGGTTTTGCGCGGTGGCTAGGTCGCGAATCTTGTCGATATACCCGCGCACTTCGGCCACATCTTCAGGGAACCGATTCTTGATTTCCATGCGGGCGGCGGCTGGATCCATGTTGGCCAAGGCGGCGATGTCGGCTGGGGTTAGATCGCGGGCCTGCGTTTCGCCGTTCTCGGCGTTGGTGAACTTAACCTGCAATCCTTTGAGCCCGCTGATGGCCCGCGACCAAGCTTCCTCGTAGGGTTTCTGGTATTTATCGACAAATTCCTGGCTCTTGGAATAATCCACGAAACGAATGTGATTCTCCAATTCCTGATTTCGCTTTTCCAGCGAACTAAGCCTCTCGGTGATTTCCTTTGGCGGTTCTGTCTGCTTAGTGCGAAGCTCGGTGTTTTCCTGTTTGAGCCGGCTGTTATCAGCCTTAAACTTTTCTACCAACGTCCAAGGATTGGTCTTCTTATCGCCCGGCTTGGGCGGTGTCTTGGCAACATCTTCCTCAAGTTTTTTGTCCTGGACCTGCTCATCGGCACTGGGATCTTTTTGCTCAGCTGGTTTTGGTTCATCGGTTGGCTTGGCCGGTTCCTCGCCCATTAAATCGCCGTCCTCCGGCGCGGCCAACCCTTTGATGCCCGAAAAGGCCCCGTCCATCGTGTCGAGCGGCTCAGCCGACTTGGTTGGGTCCTGAGACTGCTTCTCCGGCAGCACCACCCCACGCCGGGAAGGTCTGGAAGATAAAGCGGATGGAGCGGGGGCAGTCTTTGGCGGGGTAGCCACGGGCGCTTTGGCTGGCGTGGCAGGGCCTGGGGCAGACGGGGCAGGCTGGGCAGGAGCAGACGGTGGTGGTGGGGCTGGCGGCGCGGATGGCATGATGGTTCAAGTGCGGTAGTTGAGGTTCTGCGGCAATTTCTCCTTGGGCGGTGCAGTCGTTTCAGCGATGGAAAGCAGATGGCGAATGTATTCTGTCGCGCCACAGATCCGATTGTAAGCGGCAGCTGCCTCCACTGGATCTGCGATATTGGGCATGCCTAAGATTTGCTCAAGCAACGCGGCCTCGCAAGCGGTCCTGAATCCGTCGCTTACAACCAAATCCTGGTGGGCCCGAGACTGCTGGACATTGGACTGGAATTTGGCCCGAGGCGTCAGGTTCATTGCGGCTTCTCCTTGGGCTCCGCAGCGGCTTTGGCGTTCTCACGCCGAATCTCGGCAGCCGTCTCAACGTCAGTCGCGGCCACATCAGCCTGCAACTCGACCCGCTGACGTTGCATGTCCAGCTGATGTTGCTGCTGCTTTCGTTTCTCTTCGGCTTCCCATTGCACCTGTCGTTGCGCGGTGCGCTGAGCATGGCTCTCGCTGGCATTGGCCGCCTTGGTTTGGGCCTGCAATTGCATCGCCTGAATCTTAGCCATGTCTTTGGGGTCCATTTGGGCTTGGCCATTGCCGTTCTGTTGAGCGGCGGCTTCCATGGCTTGCTGCAACCGCTGCCCGTAAGCCTTGACCATGTTCATCAACTGGCTCAGCCCATCGCCATACTGGCGCACGCGCTCTTTCTGCTCCTTATCCTGACTCAAAATCTGGAGTTGTTCGGCAATGGTTTGGCCCACCGTCTGTAACCCTACCAATTGCTCGGGCTTGGCCATAGATTGTTGCTGTTGCTCGATTCGTTGCACGATCAGGGTCATTTCGGCCAGCAACACCTCAACGATCTCGATGCGATTGGAGCGCGGGCCGAACTGGACGGGCAATCCTTGCATGAGACTGCCCATCGAAACCATCGCGTCATGCTTGGAGTCCGTAACTTGGTCCTGGGTATCGGGTACAAGCTCATCGGTGGCCCCGGAATCGTCGGTAATGGCCAACGTGGACATCTTGAGGATGGTCCGTTGGGCTTCCGGGTCAAATAACGGTCGCCATTCCATCAATTGCTGCGCGGTGGCCAGTTCGAGGGTCTTATTGCCAGCGCCCATGACGCGCTCCGGCTCGATTTCCCAGGCTTCGGGCACCAAAACCTCAGGCGGCACCCCGGCTTTGAGACAAGCCAGCCGAAAAGACCGTACATCGGGATCCCGAGAGTCTTTCGCACAAAAACGCCTAAAAATCTCATAGTACTCAAACGTCTGATACTGATACGCCTGCAACAACGCAGCCGAAATGAGCGCAGTGGTCGCGTTGAGTTCCGCCCGGACCTGAAAGGCAGTCTTTTCCACCTGGGGCCGGCTGAAATTGTTGTTTTGGGTGAAGGAAGCCGAGTTTTCATTGATGATCTGCTGATTTTCGAGCAAACCCATCTGCGTAAAGGGCTGATTTGGCTGCCAACGCTCCTGCGGAGGCAAGAACTGCACCGTAGGATCAATGAGTCCCCGGCTGATAAGGTTAATTTTGAGGGCCCGCTCGGATTCATCGAGGGAATTGACCCGGAAATACATCATCAGGCCCTCGAAAACCGCCTCGTTGAACTTACAACGCAGCCGATTCTGCAAATGGCACACCGCGTAGAGCAGAAAACCCAGTGAGCGGACCGCATGATAGCGAAATGGGGCCACTGCCGACAGATCCGCGAACTGGAATTGCAGCACTTCACGCAAATCCATCGCATACTTGCGGTCTCCGGGGTTAAACAGGAACTGGTTGCGCCCGCCGATGATGTTTTTATCAGGCATGTTCGTGCCCTGAGGCAAAACCCCACCCACCCCAGGCTGGCCGAAGGCGTCCAGGACGATACGCCGATTCCAGCCTTGCACTTTGTTGTCGTCGTTCCACCAATAGAAATCCCAACAGGAGATGACCGGCACAGCGTCGGAGGCGTATAGCCCAGAATCCTCCTTCATCCTCTGCTCCATCTTATCTGGACTCCAGACCTCGGGCCACGTCGTGCCCGAAAGCTGTGAGGTTTGGTCATCAGCCCATTTCAGAGCCGCTTTCACGTTGTCCATCTGCCAGCCCGGATCGACCTTCGGTCCGCTGGTGAGCCGGTAAAGCTCCATCGCCGTATAAGCCCGGTAAATGGCGAAGAAGGGGAGATTCTTCATCGTCAAGAGTGTGCCGCTAGGAATCATCACGTCTTCGACGCCCAGGGCAAGCGGACACCAGCCGTAGGAATTCTCCCAACAGGACGGGGCGATGCCGTGGAGCACGAGCAGGGCGAACTTGCTGCGCATGTTCTCGAAATAGATCGGAGAACGTTTCATGCGCCGATTGATTTCGTTGGAAACAATCGTGCCCCACTTAGCCCGCTTATGGGCTGGGCCATTATCGGTGCGGGCAGTGAAGAACTTGCCCGGCTTCATAAAGGCATTCGAAAATTGTTGCCGGGCTTCGTGGCCAACCTTGGTTGACTCCAAAAAGTTACAGTTCACGGCCACGTTGTTCTCACGTTCCTCTTGGTCGCTGTAGGGCGGTGAACCGTCGAACAAGCTATTAATGCGAGCACGATTCTGTGCGCGTGGGTAATCGGCCAACCGCATCTGCCATGTTAAGGATTCTATGACGGAAGCGGTCTTAAAGTTCATCGAACATGCACACTAGGTAAACAGCGCCGTCTAAGTCAAGGTCAACGCCCGTGGGAATCCCAGGCTACTAGTGTTGTATCGGTCCAGTAGCGGTCGCTCCATGGCGACACGCTTACGTTCTACGTGACGCGGGTGAAAGATGCAGCGCGAGGGCGTGATGTCGGCAAATGCGCGTCGGAGTGTTACCCCGAGGTAACCTAGGAGCCAATTGTCCCAGCCGCCATTACCGAATCTATACTGCTCAGGCACGGCCCGCCACGCCTTGGCCCAGATCCATGGATGAGCGCAGAAAAAGTCAGCGCCCAGGTCCACGACTTTAGCCGCTTCAAAGTTCGGCTTGGCCGGGTCGTATTCGTACCGGCGACTGGTCAGCGCGTAGGCCCCCATGTGAAATGCTTTGTCGGCCGTCTCGACCAAGTTGCGGCCCACTACGATGTCAGCGTTAAGGATGGCTGCTGGTTCCTCGGCTTGAGAGGCTATCAAGTAAAGCAGGCTTAATGGCGGAAAGTCAGGGCCCTCGATGAAGGTGGTGCGAGGACAGGCCAGTCGCCAATCGAACGCACCGAAAAGGAAAATACCTTGAAACACAGAACGCCATGAGTCGATGGCCAAGACTTGGTTAGTGGCCACTTCCTTGTTGTCGTCGAGTGGCCGAAAGCTACTTACCGCGATCATGGCGCTTGCTTCACGATGAACCACGAGGAACAAGGGCACACGTAAAAGACCTTCTCGTGTTCCTTGGCCCAGCGGTTGACGGCCGGTTCGACCTCAATCCACGCTTTGCCTTTGGTGTTATGCCCGTAGTCATGTCCACCCATTAAGCCGCCGATGCGAATCTTAGGCCACCACGCATCCATGTCGGCCATGACGGTGGCGTAGGAGTGGTTGGCGTCGATGTAAACCATGTCCAATTGGTAAGGCTCGAAACCGGCACTGGCTGGGACGGAGAAATCTTTCAGGATCACGACACGATGGTCTTGTTCAGCTAACAGTTTACAGTCGCCGTACCATGAGTCATAGCCCGCTTGGGCCTCCTGGGCTTCCTTGTAGACCTCAATGTCCTGGGTTGCCCAAGGATCGATCATCCAATAGACGCGACCAACCCATTGAGAAAGAACCGTGCGCGAGAAGGTGCCACGAGCGCAGCCAATCTCAGCCACTTCACCCACTAATCCCATCTTGTTGAGCCAAAAACCCAATGCTTCCCGGTGGTTGATTTGAAGCGGGCCAGTCATGCTCTTTCCACAATCAGATTTTCCTTGGTCTCGTGCACAGCAAAAAAGCCCATGAGCCGCAGGAACGCCTTTACGTTGGGCCTCTCATCCGGCGAACGAATCTCCGTGCAAATGACCTTAGCCTTTCGCCACGCTTCCATTGGCTGGCTTTTGATAATGGCGAAATCCTCCCATTCTGCATCCATGGAAATCAGGTCGTATGGACCCAGCGGCCACAGATCGTCCATGGTGATGCAACTGACCATGGTCAGCAATTTGCTCGGATCCATGACCGAGCCGCTGTTCTTCAAATCATCGTTGATGGTCGTGCTCCAGGATCGGTCCTCGTATAAGTCCACCCAGAGCCGGCGCAATTCAGCCTTTGGCGCGAGGGCCGCGCAAACCAGTGTCACACGCTCGCTGAATTTCTTACAGTTTTCGCAGAGCGATTGGAAATTGCCCCAATGCGCCTCGACCAAGACGCCGCTCCAGCCCAGTTCGAGCAGACGGCGCGTGTTGCTCATGGTGATGCCGTCGTACGCGCCGATGTCGAGGAACCGGCCGGGCGGTTTACCGGCAAACAGTTTTACTAGGAACTCTTCCTCGTCATTCTGAGAGTACATAGCGTTTGATCAAATCCATCGGAATCTGTTCGGTGGGCTTACCGGCGACCCAAATCTCCTGCGGCTCATTGATTGACCCGTGAGACCAGAATTGTTGAATCGGCGTGGGTGGATCGGGGGCGTCCCCTCTTTGCAAAACCGGATGATAAAGCTCGCGTTGTTTCTCCATCGCCACGTTACCTAGCGTGTTGAATTCGGCGAACGTCTGAGGAAAAGCATTCTGGCAGGATAGGATGTAATCGTCCACAGGATGGCCAGTGGCTTGTTCCATGAGTTTGCGGGCCAGTTGATAAGTGGACCGGTGGAAGACGCCAGGATGCGCCCGCATGGTCTCATAAAGAACTGGGAAACGGAGGCATGCTTGAGTGCATACCTGCCAGCGATTCATTTGCGGATGCCGTTTGTTGATGATGGCGAACGGCTCATAGCGCAGGATTATTTTGCCCTCTGCTGTGGCGAAATGATCCGGCTCGGTCAACCGAGTAAAGATGCAGTCCGAATCCAGATGGGCGATGCGTTCAGCGTCGGTGAACGTGTCGGCATGCACGATCTGGCGCATGTGCCATAAAAAACCTTTCCCTTCGGGTTCACAGTGGCCGTAGGCTTTGGATGGGAACGGGATGTTCGCATCGGCAATCATCTTCTCGGCTGCATCAGCGTCATTGGCCGGAACCAGCACGCGCAGGTAATTGAATCGCTTACAGTATTTAGCGATGGAGAGTAGGCAATACTTGAGGTAACCAAAATCTTTCCCGCAGGTGACGATGAACAGGTCGGTGGACATCATGGGCGTTGGGGGACAAGATTCCTTAAGAGTGGACCGTTTGGCAGCTTTCCGAGATCAATATCCGGCCAGTTGGTTTGCTTTAAGAAAAGCCACAAAGTATTAGGTTTCTTTCCCATCTTTTCAGCAGCTACCACAAGCGGAACGGATTGCCCATTGAAAATTACGACGCGGGCATTGCTTCGATTTCTTGTTTGTTGCGTTGGTGTTTCCCATCGGCAATTGTCAGGATAGTAATTTTTACTGTTTTCAATTCTTCCGAGCGTCATTCCGTCTGGGCGATAGCCCATGTCGGCAAAGAAGTTTTCAAACTTTAGCCATCGCTCGCAGACAATTATTCCGGCCCCACCGTATTTCGGATAACTGGTGTCATTCGGGTTATAGCATCGCCCAATCATGCATCTCCAACTATCGTAAGTTGGGACTGAGCGCCCAGGCTGTGATGAAAGCCCATGGGTACGCCTGGACGGATCTTTTAATCTACATTGAGCACATCCTTTTGAAGTCCAGTTGTTAAGATTAAAAGTAAAGACTTTAAGTTGTCTCCCACAACCAGAGCAGACGCAGTTCCACCTGCCGTCTCCTGCATAGGAAACAGGTTTCCATTTTCCGAATGTGAGACCAACAAGGTTTCTTGGCGGAAAAGACATTTAACGTGTCTCCCTAAGTCTGTCTATTAAACTTGAGTCCTTACAGCGATGCATTACGACGGAGGATCTTGGAATTTGACTCAAAAGCGGGCTGCCTCTAGCGAAGGAAGGCGGCGGTCCTTCCAGTGGATCCAACCTCCCATCCTTAACTCCCCAAACGTGAAAGAAGATGTGGCCAATATCTTTGCAGAGATGGATCATTTCGTCCTTCATTTCTACGTCAAAGGCGTTCCCGCACGTACTCATGGTCCTGGGAACCAGCTGTGGCGTGTTGGCTGGGTAAATGGAAGTTCCATTAGCGTGGCCACGTTGATGTACAACTGGCCCACAAAACGGCTGCCCGCATCGGTCATACTCGACCTGAAGCGCCTGAAGCCAGTTAGGCTTTAGCGGCACGCAATCCGCCTCCAACCACAGCCAAGGCCTGCCCATGTCCTGCATGACGCGGGCGGCGTGTTGCCATGCGGCGGTTTGAGGAAATCGGGTCGCCTTGGGGACTCCGTACGAGGTCTGATGCACCTTGGCAAAGCAGGCACTGGCTTTGGACGCAATGCGCGAGACCGAGCCACGCAGGGCGGTTTGATCGTAGGAAAGCAACGCTTCGTGAGATTGAGAGTTGCCCAGCTCTAGGATCCAATCAAGCATCTTGAGCATCAGATCGGCGTCCATGTTGCAGACGGGCAGCACGACCACGAAATCTGTAAGCGCGGCAAGACCCAGTTTATGGGCCACGAGTCGCTGAAGCGTACCGTCCTTGTTGCGGTGAAACAGCACTGCTCCTTTGCGCAGGTGATCCAGAGTAAGGACGTTAGATGCATCGTTCTGACCTCGGCTTGAGCGGAAGGTTGGAAGTAGGTCTTTGTCACCCCAGAGATGATGAAAGAGATGGCTGTCTTTGGCCACCGGCAAGATGGCTTCGGCTGCCGATACGTCCCAGGCCAGATGCGGCTGGTTGCCGATAAATGGGCTGATTAGCTCGAAGGCACTCGGAGGATAGGCCGCGACACCGCTCAAGAGCCGTCGCGGAAGGCCCGGCTGATTACATTCGTAGATGTGGCCGAGATAACCGCCCTGATATTCGGATTGGATGCGCTCGAACCAGTTGCGGGCGAGCGGCACGCAGTCCGGTTCCAGCCAAAGGAACGGTTCGTTCAGTCGCTGACAATGTTCGGCGGCTTTCCAGAATAAGGAATTGGCACCCCTGGGCCAGCCGCTGACGGGTTCCTCGGTTGTGACGATCTGAACGAACCTAAATACACGATTGGCGGCGGCTAGGACTTCGACTGCTTGGCCCCAATCCACCCCGGCATCTACGGCCAGAATTCCTTTGGTCGTGCTCTTATCGCCCAATTGCTCCATCCAATAGAGCAGATCGATAGCGTCTTGAGCGTCATTGGAGTGGAAGGGAAGGACGACCTGCATCTCACCCCATCCTCGAAGGCGGCAACTGCGGCCCACTATTCTGATTGGCCAAAGCCATCTCGGCGTTTTGTAGCAACGCAATGGCCAGAGAGCGAGTGTGCTCGGGCCGAAGGGCCATTTGCAGCACTGGCTTGCTGAACTGGACCATCACAGAGCCTTCCTTGAATCCCACATCGACCCGCAGGCCGGTCGCGTCATCTTCAGGAGTCGGATAATTGATCGGGATATTATTCATTGGCTGTGTGTCCTTCTTTAAGGCTGCGTTCCCATTCTTCCTCAAGCCTGCCCAACTGGCTGGGCTTTCCTAGCACCCAACTGAGCGTGTCATCGGCACTGGATAGACCGAGAGCCGCAATTTCAATGGCTGCTGGGGGTGCACCGCTTTGGTGAACAGTGGCCATGGCCACGCGCAGGTTCTCCTGCATCTGCACAAGTTGTTCCTGGGTTTTCATTCGATATTGGCGTAAGTCTTCCGCACCCGGATAAAATAGATGGTTGATTTTGCCACACCAAATCTCTTTGCAATCTCTCTGTCCGTTCCCGCCATCGATCTAATTTCCCTTACCGTGTCTGGCGAAAACTTACTGGCTGGATTTAGGTTTCCAGGTCTTGAGTTTCCCCATTGAATAGTTGCAGCATCTTTCATCTTGGCTCTCTTGCGGACGGTTCCCTTCCCAAATCCCAGGAGACGTTCCACATCAGCAGCCGGTAAACGCTGACCATTGTAGATCACAAAAGCCGTATTCCGCCGATTATTCGCACTCTCGATCCACGTTACCCAGCGACAATTACCGGGCTCATAGTTCATGGCCCCATCTATTCTGTCCAAGACGGTGCCAATTGGCCGCTCGCCCATGTCGATCAAGAAATTTTCAAATTGATTCCACCGCTCACAGCCAGCGATGCCAGCACCGCCGTAACGGTCGTAATCGTTACATTTCGGATTTTTGCATCGGGTGTGCATTGCCTTCCAACTCATGTAAGTTGGTGACCAGTTCTTGCCGGCAGCATGGCCATGAGTTTTCATAGTTTCTCTAAAAGCACCCAGCATCTAGGGTCCAATTTGGCCTTCACTTCATCAGAGGTGTGCACGAGAATGTGTTTCAGCGGAACGTGACATTTTAAATCGAGCTTACACAGACATGCCAAACAGGTTCCAAGCTCGGCATCGTGACTGGTTTTAAGCGCCAGATCGTTCTTGATTTCGATCTGTTTCTTGATCGTATCGGCTGCCTTTCCCGTGAAATACTCCAGCAACCCTCCCTTCCCGTTCTGAGGGCACGTCACACATACATTGGCACGATGCTCAGCCGTCGCCTGATCCACCGGCTTCGCCGAGTTTCCGAGCCATTCGAGTAGTACTCCCACACCCGCAGCCACGCGCCTAGCGCCCACCACAGCATTTCCGAACCTGTTTTTTTTTGATCCATCAGCCACGTAGCGGGTGACGGGCGCGTCAGTGACCACAAAATCGTTCCAGCCATGGGCCAGACAGCGGGCCACGTTCTGTTGCTCTACGTCATACTCCACACTGTTCATGTCCAGGCCCAGATTATGTTTCTCGCAGAGATATTTGTTGGCCTTGCGCCGGGCGAATTCCTTCTGGCAGATGGTCGAGAATGAGCCTTCGTCATCCTTCTTCATGCCGAAGACAGGATTGATATAGCGAAAACCATACGGGGGAAAAGATGTGAGCGATTTGAGGCGCGTCATTGCGGAGTTAAGTTGTGCCCATCTCAATGTATTGGCGCAAGTCCGAATCCGAGAGTGTCTGTACGAAGACATCGAAGGCTACGCGATTCCAGGAGCCCGCGCACTTGGCCCAATAGGCCTCGATTAGCTCAGCTCGGCGCACATCCAGAATCGAGCGGTTCAATTTCAATGATGGTGCATTCGTCGGCTTTGCTTTCAACCTTTCGCTGGCTGACCTCAAGAACGACATCGTGCGCCGTGTCATTTCGTATGAAGCCGCCATATCGGAGGCAGTCAACATGGTATTTCGGGCAAAGGTTATCTGGATCGATGAGGCAATGCCGCAGGCTGATAACGCGGATGCGAACGCGATCTGGATTTTCTTTTTCTCCTTCACCCTTTGCCAATGGCTCATCCCGAACAGCGCGTTCAGGCTCGGGACCGGGTGCCTGATTATCAGCACGATCTTTTGCGTTTCGCTTGATGAAGGATTCGCTGGCATTGGGCATTCTTCTGAGAATTTCGTTCTTCGTCACGCATTGTGAATCCAATCAGGAAAAAACCCAACGGTCCAGTCCGCCCTTGTAGGTAAAACTACGGACTAGCGCAAAGGCCACTCCATCATGTAGAAGTAGGCCAACATGAGAACGATTAGTCGGAATGGGGCCTACGGCGACATGCGGCTCTTGACCTTTGCCGGGTGCGTGTTTGGCATCGCCAGTTTCCTAGCGGTCGTCATCATGTGGTTTGTGCGGATGCTAGTTTTATGAGCAACGAAGAACGATTCTGCATCGCTTATTGGGATTGGAAGCGGGGTTTGCGCCACGACGAGCCTAAGCCGACTGATTTCGGCTTGGACTTCTGGGCGGGCGAAGCCCTTGCGCGGCAGTGCCATGCGGAATTTGAGAAGCGCAAAATTAACCAGATTTTAAGCAGCCTGCCAGCGGCATGAGGCCCAAGGAACTCGAACTGTTGATCACGCAACACGCAGCCGAATTGGTGCAGGAATTGTTAAACACGATCTGTAGCGATGACGGCCTTTCCTGGTTCTTTATTATCGACCGGAAGATGCGCCGACTGGTAAAGGAAGCGCAACGAAAACGAATCCAAAAATGAGAACCATCCTTTTATCCCTAGTCTGCCTTACCGCCCTGGCCCAATCGCCTCCGGCCACACCACAAAACCTGCGTTTGGTGCCAAATTCCGCTGCCGCTGTTGGCGACATTATCCCCGTCCCCGTGCTGGCCACGAATGGCCAGTTTCTGGCGGTGTGGTATTCCCCATCATACATACTGCGGACAAATTCATATATTATCGCACAGCCCATCGCCAACATTTGGATCCCGGAATCCAGCACAGATGGCGTGGTTTGGAAACCTGCTAACGATTTGGTCTATTTGCCTCCTCGCGAAATCCGCACGCCCCCACAGCCCTGCTTGAATTGCCTGCATTTCACCGAAGTATTTTCTGTTGCGGATCAGGTTCGTATCCGGCTCGTGTCCTATTAGGGATTAAATTTTATGCCAAATCTTCTGGTCACTTTAACTGTTGTTAAGCTTTTGACCAACTCCGTGACCACTACGGTCTGTTCTGATGGCAAAGGCGGGGTACTCAGAGAAGAGAGATATGTAGTGAGCACCGCAACGCAAACGGTGCAGATGCCACCATTGCCGCTTCCGCTTAGGACAAAACCCATGCGCCAAGCCAGCATGGTACCATCTTCGCCGTTAAAGGCATTCACGGCATCGTCATCGTTAACCGATCCAGGAATGCTTCTGTCGGCTGCATCGGTGATCGAGCCGGACTGTGAATGTCCGTTCTTCAGGGTCTCATTTACGGCTCACACCAATCGCATTTATTCATTCCAACGTTCCCGGGATTTAATGACTTGGGAATTGCGCCCACCGGAGGTTGATGGGGAAGAGGGCGTCATGGGATTCTTCGATGTCTTCGAGGGTGGAGCGATGTACCGAATCGCATCCCGCGAAGGCGTTTTGCCGCCATAATCCACATAAACCAAAACCCATGAGCGAACCCACCACAGAAACCACTCCTGACGCCCCGTCATCACTGCATCCGATCGTCAAATACGGCCTGTCGGCCCTGGCTGCGCTGGTGGTGGGCATTCCTACCACGCTATTCCTTGCCAAGCCTGCTCCAGCCCCAACGGCAACGGCACCTAAAGCGCCCACCCTTCCTCGGCAGATCCAGATCGTCAGTCTCTTTGACTGCCAGTACATCACCATTAACGAGCCATTCTTTCTGTTGCATCTGCCCACCTGCACCAACACCCATCATTACAAGCAGTGAACGAGGGTTTGCTTGAGATCCGTAAAAAACTTCTCGACCTGGAGCATCGCGCCGAACAGTTGTCGGAACGCAACCAGATACTAAGCGCTATGATCGAAGAAGCCTTCAAAATGTCCCTGCTCTACCTTAACGTACCTGAATCTCGGGCCTTGCAGGAACGCTGGAACAAGCTCAAGAATGCGCCATGAAGAAATTCCTTGCCCTATTCCCGTTGCTGCTCTGTCTGCCCGCCTTGGGCCAGATGGTCACTCTGACCTTCGTCTGGGATCCATCGGCTAATGCCACGGGCTACAAATTCTACGAGCTTAATGGGCCTAACCGCACACTCCTTGGCACCAGCGGCACTAACGGCATCGTCATTACGACCTGGGCCCCCAGCGTGTCTCATACAGTAACGGTGACGGCGACCAATGTCTTGGGCGAATCTACCAACGCTATTCCATTGACTATACCGCCCGCGCCGGCCCCGGTTCAGAATCTCAAGGTCATTCCACTCACCATCAACAGTGCCGTGCCGGGAGTCATTGAAATCAGCCGCGACCTCATCGACTGGAATCAGCGCATCCGATTGGCCTCAGCCGGTCCGGGGCTAGTGGCGGTCACCTGGGTTCAATACCCCACTGAACCTCTTCTGTTCATGCGCAGCAAAGCCGTGACCACCTTCATCACCGCCCCACCGCTTCCCAAGTAATTAACCAAAGGATCGATTGTGTCTTTGCAACTATTGTTCTGGGTGGTCTACATCATCAGCGTTCTCTTTGGCTTCTGGAGCAGTTGGCCCATCGGCCCAGCCAACGCCAAGCCATTAAGCCTAACCCTAATCATCTTCATCCTCATCGGCCTCTTGGGCTGGCAGGTGTTCGGGGCGGCTATCCACAAATGAATGCTCCGGGCCAATCCTGCGGCAATTGCCGGTTCTCCTCCGGCACCGCTGGAATCGTCCACTGCCTTCGCCATGCGCCAAGGGTATTGTTCGATAAGGACTGGGATCTGGTCAACGTCTGGCCCCGGATGGACGCAGAGGAATGGTGCGGGGATTGGGAGGGCAAAGGAATTCCAAAAAAAGTTCTTGCAGATCCTGTGACCCAGGACTAGAAAAACGTCGTGGGAAATGCAGAGAATAATTTCGCTCAGTGTAGCTCGAAAGAGCGGCATGTCCCACAACTTCCCTCAATCTCCGCTGAGCGAATCCTTTTCCCAGCCCAACCACTGGCGCGTCAGTTAAAGCAGATCCGCAACGCGCAATCCAACGGCGGATCAAATGCCGCCATCATTATTCGCTACGGCGGATCAGGTGTAACAGCACAGCCTGTTGGCTGGGAATCCCTTTTCAGGCCAGGACACACTCAATCCTTCAGCGGCCATCCCCACGGCCCACCTCCTCTTGATCGTGCCTCTGGCCTGTCCCTCCTTTGCCGGAGAGCCTTCACTTACATCAACCGCTTATGCCGGTTATGGACACGACGAGTGCCTGCCATCACGGCCGCTACCGTGTCAAAACGGTCCCGAGATACATGTCGGGCTTTGGAGCTGGACGAGATTCCAAGCTTTGAGCCGGTCAAGACACCGGTCTTCCGGCAATCCCTTTTAGGTTGGCCTGGGGCATGGTGCGGGGGGAGAACCCCCGACCCCTCCTTTGGTATAACAGTCTGTCCTGTACTTGGGCATGAAACACCTCACAAGCCAACCTATCCCCTTTAATTTTACGGCAGTCCCGAGTTATAACATGGGCATTGACGCGTCCAGCGGAAGTCTAGCTCTGAGACATTCGGGTTGCGGACGTGGCCGCATGAGCCCTCGGGATTGCCTGCTTAATCCATGAGCCCTGAAGATCAACGAATCGCTATTGCGGAGGCGTGTGGATTGAAGCCGCAAGACATCCCATTGGTTCCAGCTAAAGCTAATCTGCACGGCTGGTTTACGCCTGATGGTGCCTTACAGATGCGTAACACCTATCCTAATGGTATATCGGTGAAGGTTATCCCTGACTACCTCAATGACCTCAACGCCATGCATGAGGCCGAAAAGGTGTTGGATGGCCCCACCGATGATGAGGAATCTCAACGTGCCAAATATGCCGAACACCTAACATTTATCTGCGCTGGGAATACGGAGCCAGTGGATGTTTGGTATTGGGACCACATCCATGCGACGGCAGCCCAACGGGCCGAAGCGTTCCTGCGCACTATTGGCAAGTGGCAGGAACAACCCCAGGAACAATCAGCCTAGTCCATGGACAAATTTAACTCCATCGCCGATGCCATCGACTGCGGAGCCGCCATGACCAAACAATCCTGCGGCCAACTGATCGACCGGGACGGAGGCACCTGTGCCATCGGAGCTGCCATGGTGGCCCTGGGCATCCCTCCAGGCCGGGCCAATCTGCCCCTCCTGGTAAAGCGGTTCCCCCAGAGAATCCCGTCCATCTGCCCAATCTGCGATTGCGCCATGCCCAGGCGCACCCCATACAAGGGACTGGAAATTCTCGTGCACCTAAACGATTTCCATGACAAGTCCAGACAATGGATCGCCCACTGGATCCGTTCACAGCTTTCCTAGCGCATTTATTAGGGCCACTGCTACTGCGTTTTCTTGCCCCGTAGACATCTAATGTCCTACCCCCTTTAAGAGAAGGTTTATTTTCCCTAGAGCCTCAGGTGCTTGCGCCAATACCCCATTGACACGCTCTGAGGAATATGGCCCCCTCTTGCATCTCCCCCCGCTGGTACCGGCTTTGGCTGTAATGCCATGCTGCCTATTCAGGCTTATGGCTTATGTCCGCATGACTCCCGTGTAGGAGAGGGGTGGGCCCCTTATACAAAGAGGACCCGCTCTAAAAGGCCATCTAGGGTATGGGGTGTGGGGACGGTCCCCGGCGAAAAAGAAGACTCCCTAAGCCGACTACGTTCCAGTGCTGCCGGTTGGCAGATCAGCTGGATTGATCGCCAGGAGTGCTTTGTGCGCTGACTGCCGGCCTCTGCGCAGTTCGCGCAATGCGGCCAGTTCAGGGCGCAACGCTCCGGGCAATGGCTTACCGTCAAGGATGCGTTTGGCTTCCTGGACTCGGGACCAAGCGGCAGCGCAAGAGGCTCGGGATTGCGCAGGCGTGCTCGGGTCCAAGATCGTGTCTGTTAGGATGCGTTGGATTAGAACGGCTTGGCGTCGGTCGCGTGACGGGCCGCGTCTGGGCAATGGTTTGCGCGTTGCGGTTGGCGTTACTTGCGCGGCTACGGTTGACACGCATGGAAGATAAATGCGCGATTGGGCGCATGCAAGGCAAAGCAAAAGGCCCGGGTTTTAGGCCCGGGCCGTGGGAGGCTGCGCAGAATGCGCGGGTTTAGTTGTCGTGCGGGTCAGAGCAACTAAACTCAAACCGGGCGAGGGCAGCGTCTGAATTGCCGATTACCTCGATGGAGCCGTCCTGGACACCACGAGTAACAATTTCGTGGGCGCGATGGTGGCTTTCTTTCGTGTTCCCGTTGAAACCAAGGTCGCTAATGAAGATCAGAGGCTCGGCTGAACCTTGATCTGCGCGACACTTGAGGGCGTAGCGCAAGGCTAATTCATCGCAGACGTTGCCCTGATGGACATCGGGGAGGGGAATGGAATCATCTAAGCGCCGCCCGTCCTTGGCATAGATTACGATTCTGGCCCACTCACCGTTGCAATCATCGCCTGAATAATAGATCACGGTTGAGGCTGGCGATGCTTTGCAAAGGCGGCGCAACATGTCGGCGCTTAGGTGCATGGAACCGGAGGCGTCAAGCAAGACTACGCCGGAGGGCGAGGGTTGGGATGTTCGGATGAAGGGTGAACTGCAAGGAATGCCGATGCCGATGGGGACAAGGGCAGAACGGCGCAACCGATAACCAGATGAACCGTAGGATTCCAAGGGCTCTCCGTCTAAGCCTAGGTCACAAGGACAGGTGAGGGGAGGCCGCACGATCTTTACCTCCGGTCCGATGCCCTCGCCATGAGTGCCCTCGCCATGAGTTGTCATGCCGTAACGGGAATCGTCTTCCGGTTGCTCATAGTCCGGGTCCATTTCATCGAATGGGGGAAGATCGGGCTGTGGCAAGTCCAGTTTGGGCAATGGGGTAGGTCTCATGGCTTGGATTGCCTTGTGACGGGCATCGGCCAAGCGCCCATGCTGTAAATCCCGGGCGAGATTGCCTAGGGAAACGTTAAGGATGGTGTCGCAGTCCTTCAAGAGCTTGGCTGCGCGTTCTGCGCAGAGCGTGGTTGAAAAAGCCCGTGGTTTGGCCAGTGAGATAGCCCGTAAGCTGACGTTGAATAGGTGAGTCTTGACGTAATTCCGCATACTGGGGTGTGTGTCCTTGGATTGCAGGATGGGTTTAGCGTGACGATAGGCTCTGCGCGTTTCGCGCAGAACGGTGGCAGCCGCGTCGCGTAGAACGGACAAAGGGCGCTTTTCCCAAACGGGCATAGTTGAGATGAAAGAGTCTTCCAAAGCGTTAAAGGTTTGGAAGATGTTATCGTCAGTCATCCCCTCTTTACGGGCTTCCGTGATAAACCGGCGCTTGTGATCTTTAGGTGTGTGATAACGCAAGTGGTCGGCTTCGTGAAGCCTCACGGTACGTCCCCGGGCATTTAGGGCAGGCTCGAATCCGGCTTGAATGGTGCCGTCAGGATTACGCTGGACTGCGCCAGCGCAACCGTTAGGAGGGGGAAGAAACTTTGTGATCTTATCCTCACAACGGCTCTGGAAGATTTTGTTGATTGGAATCATAGGATTAAAAGGAAATTGGGGCGCAGAAACAAAAGCGCCCCGTGGTTAGGTCTATGGGTTAAGCTTTCTGGTTATTGGCCAGGGCAGAGATGAATTCAGCCGCTCCGTCATGGAAAACCAGACGGGCCGCAGTATCGGCGCAACCGTAGCAATCGGCCAGAATGGAGAACGTGCGCAACGCCGACACTGAAAGCTCAAATTTGATTTGCGGAGGGGTCAGAGCTTTTTGCCAGTTCACGACAATGGACCGATGCTCCGGCTTGAGGCTGTTGAGAGCCTCCGGGTGTGCCTGACCGCAGAAGAGTTTTAACTGGAATCGGCGTTGCAACGCGGGCGAGAAGGCGTTAGGGGTTGCGTTTGTCGTGGCGATAGCAATAAACCCGGGCGAGGGTTTAATGACTGTCCCGTCAGGCAATCGGACTTCCGCAATGCTTTCATCATCAAGGACGGAGTGCCAGATGGAATCATGCGCCGGGTTGCGCATGTCAAACTCGTCAGCTAACAGTAAAGCGCCCTCCTTCATTGCCTTCACGATTGGACCGGGGACGAATTGAGTAACGGGGCTGCCCGTTGGACCGGGAACCAACAGAAACGATCCAAGCAAATCTTCAATACCTTGCTGTCTACTACACTGGACGCGGTAGACTTCACCATCCGGGCGAATTTTGCTAGCCGTCGTGGTTTTGCCCGTGTCTGGCGGCCCGTAAAGAAGGATTCTGTTTAGACCCGCTTCGATTACGGCTGCCAGAACATCGTTCCACACTAGACTGATTTTGGCTTTAGCTTGTGCTGTGCTCATGTTTTGTCTTTAGCGCATGCTGCGCATCGGCCGCGTTATGCGGAGGATTCGCGATGCAGCACTCATGCTGGACAGGATTAAATCACAAAGCCGGTTCTAGAGATAGTCCGTAGTTATACGGACAAGCCTAGGCAAACTGGGGGAAGTGTGAGAGGTTAAGTAGATGCAGTCATCTCACCAGAGACCGGGAAAGAGCGAAAGAGCCAGTGTGCGCGGTGTGCGCGGTTGAGACCGCATGCTGCGCAATGGTGCGCAATGGTGCGGGTTGGCATCGGGCCGCGCATGCCCGGGTTGCGCGGGCTGGCGGAGCGCCGGCTCTTTCCTAAAGCAAATCGCTGAGTTGGTGAAGATCGGTGCGATCCAGGGGGCGCTGTGGAAATGGAACTTTGCCTACCCTTTGCCTATGGAAGCCCTTTGCTTACTGGGCCAGCGAGAGGCGCGGGCTTTTTCAAGATTGGCTTTCATCGCGGCCAGCTTAGCCTTGCTCTTGCTCTTGCCGCCTTTCTTACCTTGAAGCCTGAAATAGTCGCTCAAGACCCCATTTTTAGCGTTGGACTTCATAAGTTTGTCCCTTATTAAAAGGGCTTTGAGAGAAATAGTCAAATATCACTTGCGTCTGGAAGCCGTTTTGATACGGTATGCCCCAAGCCGCAGTAAGCGGTGAAACAAAACAAACCTGAAAGGTTAACAAATGAAAGCAACCGGACAGAAAGGAGACCACACCGTTAAGTCGATGCAGGTGCGGTCTTGTGTTTGTTCCTCGGATTATCAGGACAAACGCTATGGCAAGGGCCAGAGGGCACACAATCCAACCTCTAAAGGGTGGCGCTGCACAGTTTGCGGCCGAGAGGAGGTCTTGTGAAACTAAGAGTTATCGGGCCAAACCAAACGGAAGTGGAGGTTGACGGAGTGTGCGTCTTCTTCAGCTACAACACCCCGGTAGCCGCCCAGGTGGGCCGGGAGTGGTTTAGGACGGCTATCAAGCACAGTTCGACCACAACCAAGCATATCAATACGTGGTTGGCGGGTAAGCCAGCGGTGAGCAAGGCCCAGGAGTTCTTTGATGGGCTTTTGTGCGCGGCCCCCAATCACGCCAATTATCTGGAAGGGAGGAAGCCATGAATAAGCAAACCATCCTAAACCGAATTAAGAAGCATTTCCCCCAAGTCAAGGACGTGGTGGATGCGGCCAAGCCGGTCTTCATCGAAGTTCTCCCAGAGGACGGGCGCACTGGGCGCAAGAAAGACCCGGAAGGCTGCGCGTTTGCCAGGGCTTGCTTGAGGAAGCACTTGGCTGATGGCTGCATCATCGGGATCGCTTATTCCTATCTCATCAAGGGTTCAGTGGCTACCCGCTACATGACCCCTGGCACGGTGGGAAGGGAAATAACGTCCTTCGACCGGCACCAGGACTTTGCCGAGGGCCAAAACTACCGGCTTAGCGCCGTTACGCCGTCGGCCAGATTGGAAGTAAAGCGAAAGCGCAGACGTGGAGTCGAAAACGGCAGCAAAGCCGACATTGACATTGACAGCCGTCGGCGTCATCACACCAGTCGAATCCGAGTAAGCGGAGTCTAAAGCCTATGATTGCTATGAATGCTAACACTATGGACAGCATGAGTCTACGCGAGATATGCGCGCAATGGAAACCTTACACCGAGGACTTGCGAAAGGCGGTCAAGGCTTTCCTGGATGACCGACCAGGCGAGACCAAAATCTATTGGCAGACGTTCCTTAAACTCAACCCGGCCCTGGCTGGGGAACTGGGAATTGACCCGGAAGGCCATTGGGACAAGAAACTGGCCAATGCCCTGTCCTTCTTCTATGCCTACCACGTCACCGGGACGCGGAAAGAGCGGGATCTAAAGCGTCGGAAGCAATGGCGGGAACAGAAGCGGGAGAGCAATGCCCGGCTGGCGGCAGGAGTAAGGCGCAAGCTTCACCACACCCGCATCAAGCCGATCATCGCTCGGCGTGAGGATCTGGACGAGCCAGCGGTGAACCCGGTGCCAGAGGCCAGCAATGGGGCAGGGCTGCGCGGCACCCTCCTGCGCACCATTGAGCAGTTGCAATCGCTGCTCAAGGCTATCGAATAACCGTCCTTAGAACACGGCAGGCTTAAAGGGCCTGCCCTTTCTGCGGACTTTATGAACCAAAACCTGCGCTTGATGCGCAAAAAGGCCCGGATCAGCCTCAAGGCGCTGGCCGCTGAGATGGGCATCTCGCCCGCCAAACTGGCCTATATCGAACGCTGGCCCTTGGCGTCGCCGACCTGGGCCGACAAGTATGTCGAGGCCCTTACTCGCCTAACCGCATGAAAGTCATTGCCACTGAGTTCGTTAAGAGCGGATTCGTCCACAAAGTCATTGATCGTCGTGGCAATGTGCTGTTAGTCGAGCGCAGGCACGCCGATGTAGACCATCCGCATTGGGAGGTAGTCCGCATCACACAAAACCCGGAAAGATTGCTCTACGGCCGAATGGTTGAGGCGCACGAGGCCTTCCCGCCAGCCGAGGCATGGGGCACGCATGGCTGGACCTACACCACGTTGGAGGATGCCCGAGCCAAGTTTGATTCACTAACTACAAAACCATTATGACTGACGCAATTGACATTGAGCACAATCAACAAGCCGTCCAGGGCATCAAGGTGCGCGGCCCAGAAATAGAGCCAATGCTGGCTTTGGTCGAGCGGGCGACCCGCGACCAGACCGTGGGCGTAGAGAAAATGGAGAAGCTCCTGGCCATGGCTGAAAGGCTCCAGGCTAAGCGGGCCGAAAGCGAGTACGACCAAGCCATGAATGCGGCTCAATCTGAAATGTTGCCGGTAGCCCGGGATAGCGATAACCCGCAGACCCGTAGCCGTTACGTGTCGTATGGGGCGCTTGACCGGGCTGTCCGGCCTATCTACACCGCCCATGGCTTTAGCCTGTCCTTCGGTACTCGAGCAACCGGACCAGACCGCGTGACCATTACCTGCCGAGTAAGCCACCGAGCCGGCCACACCGAGCGCGTCGAGATTGAGATGCCCGCCGATGGCAAGGGCGCTAAGGGCGGGGATGTTCAAACCCGAACCCACGCAACTGGTTCAGCCGTAAGCTACGGCATGAGGTACTTGCTCAAGATGATCTTCAACATCGCGGTGGGCGAATACGACGATGACGGCAGCGCGGCAAGCCCCAAGAGGACCGCGACACCGTTCAAGCGCGCCGAATCAGCCCAACCGGGTAAGGTTCCAAGAGTACCGGGCAAGGTTAAGCCGGCCCAATCTGAGCCGGTGAGCGGTAAGGGCCTGTTGGCGGTCCTGGACGTCTTCCAGGAGCGTTGTAAGGCCAAGTTGGTAGAGAAGGCCAAGAGCGACCATGAGAACGCCCCATATTGGCAGCGGTACGCCGTGGACCGTGGATGGATCCTCCCGACCGAAGGCATTGAGGCGATTATGGGTAATGCGACCCAAGTCTTCGTCCTTGACCGGACCAAAGACATCAGCGGCAACTCAGCCGCCGTCCAAGAACAGTTCCTGGCCCACGAAAAGGCCGTTAGGTCGTTGGCCATAGAGCTTAAAGGTGGAGATGTGGATGAACCGGATGAACCTGTCAGCATTGCCGGAACCAAGGACGCCTCGGCCCAGGGCTGCCCCAATTGCGGGCATAAGGCGGTCATTATGTCCAAGGACTTCGACGGTATCCTAGTCTGCCAAGCCTGTGCATGGCAATGGGATGTGCAGACTGGCGACTATTTTGAGGAACATGAATGGCAGAAAGTCATCTGTCCCATCCCGCCACCCGGAACGACAAAGAAGGAATACGACCGGCAACCGATGACGCTGGGGCAGGTGTTCCGCGTGGACAACAAGAGGGCTTATGGCCTTGTGATGAACAACAGCGAGGCCAAGGCTAGGTTAGGCCGAGATTGGAAGGGCAAGCACTACGCCCCGTCAGACGCCGACATTGCCTTCGGGCGGGCTTGCGACCAAGCCCGGGCCCACCTAGAACAAGCCAAGGAGCAGGACAGCGGCGAAGACCCCAACCCCTACGACGACATGTCCCCTTGACCTATGGTAACCAAACAAGACCTAATCGAGTACGACCTGACCCACGAGCACGGCGGCAATGGCTTTGCCATGGTCGAGGACATCGACTCGGAGTATTGCCGGGTGGTGCGCGTCGGAACCCCGATCACTCAGGCATTGCTGGCTTGGAAGCAAAAGCTGCGGGTGACAACCATGGCCAAGGACAAGGACAGCCTGCCCGAACCTCGGACGTTGGCGTTCTCATCGCGGTTCTGCCAAGGGTTCATGGAGGAATTGGCCAACCTTCGGCGCGACCTCAAGGCCGGCAAGTTGATCGTGAAAGAAACCCGAATCGTCAAGAATCCATGAGTCATTTCTACACGCCTGATGGCCAATTGGTTGACGGGCTGAAGGCAGCCCGCGTATGTTCGGCCCTACCAAGCCCCACGACGGTCCTTGGCCTAATCAAAGGCGAAGGTCTGATTCAATACTTCAAGCGGAGCATGTTCGAAGCGGCTGTGACAACGCCCCGTCGGCCCGAATGGACAGATGCCGAGTTCTACGATGCCTGCGTGAAATGGTCTGAGGAACATAGCCTCGCGGCACGGGACAAAGGTCTAGCCCTGCACAAGATCATCCAGGAATTTCATCAGGCCGTGGTGCACGTGCGGCCCTACCCTGAGGTCATGGCGGCAATCGCCACCCCCGAACTGCGCGATGGTTTTGACCTATACCTGCGCTGGTACGAGAAATGGGTCAGAAAGACCCTCGCGGTGGAGCAGTTCGTGGTGGGCCAAGGCTACGCTGGCCGGGAGGACCATTGGTGCGTATTGCAGGATGGCAGGACGGCTTTGGTCGATGTAAAAACGCAGGACATTTCGAAGCGCAAAAGGTTCAACTTTTACATCCTATGGGCTTTGCAGCTTGGTGGTTACGCCGGGGCCTGCCCGCCCGACCAGCCCAGCCGCACCGTGGACTGTATCATCAGCATCGCTGTGTCCTCAACTGGCCCCGCCGCGCTGGAGGCCAAGGTCTGGGAGAAGCCGCCCTCGTACTATCATGGCCTGTTTCTGGGCTTATTGGCGGTATGGATGGAGGAAAACCAGTACTGGCCGACGATTGACAAGTCTCTCACGGTTTTTATAGAGGCCATGAATAAAGCCCGGGAGACGCTATGAGCGGCGAAATGTGGATCATCCTGATTGCCATTGGTGGCAGCTTTATCGCTCAGAGCCTTCTGCTGTGGATGATCTACGACTTGGCCTGCGCAATTTTAGAGGCCATTTGCAGGATGCGCGATGAGCAAAGCGAGCAGAGACGCCGTGCGGCCAACAAGCCCCGTGAATAACCCTGTGAACAAGGCCAATAAGTCGTGAACACCTGCGATACGTGCAAGCATTGGGCCAAGCAAGCCAGTGAGAGCGTTGTGGGCCCACCGGGCGGCCCTCCAGAGATGACGATCATCAGCCTTTACCGCGAATGCGAGAACCCGAAGGTCAATGGCTCGCACCCGCTCCAAACCCACACCCCGGAGGGCGCTCGCCGGGCCTATGCTTGGCAGGTGGCCAAAGGTGCGGTTGCCCCTGAGCCGGACATCGAGACTGAGCAAAACCACACCGTGCCGCTAGACCAAGCGACCCCTGACGCATCGGACACGCACAACCTGTGCTTCCTGACCGGCCCTAAATTCGGCTGCATTCACCATGAACAAGGCCAATAACTTTTGCTTGTCTGCGTGGACGTAATCGTGGACAATCATGCACCGTGAATGACAGGGCTTACGTGAAGCTTTTCTCATCAATTGTTACCTCGTCAATGTGGTCTGAAGATCCGCCAACGCGGGTTGTGTGGGTGACCATGCTAACGCTCAAGGATAAGTTCCAAGAGGTCCACGCCTCTCTCCCCGGCTTGGCACGGGCAGCCAATGTGCCGCTGGCAGATGCAGAAGCAGCCATCAAGAAATTCCTGTCGCCTGACCCGTACTCGCGAACCAAGGAACACGAAGGCCGGCGAATCGAGGAAATTCCCGGAGGTTGGCGCATCCTGAACGGCGAGTATTACCGCAGACTCATGTCCATTGAGGAACGCCGGGAGTATAAGCGAATCAAGGAAGCGGAACGCCGAGCAAGGCTGCGTGCCCAAAACGTGGACAAAAGCGGACAAAGCGTGACAAAAAGTGGACAAATTTTGGCAGAGACAGAGACAGAGGCATATACAGAGGCAGAGCCATTAAAAACAACCACCAACCCCGGTTGGAGGAAAAGGCCCAAAGACCTGCAAATGGTCTTGGACAGGGCGGCCATCACTGGCTGTCCACCAGCCGAGGCTGAACGTTTCTGGCATCACTACGAGTCAAGTGGCTGGATAGACAAGAACGGTAACCCCGTGGTCAATTGGCAATCAAAGCTCGCCATTTGGGCAACCGACGCTCGGGCTCGGCCACTGGAGCAGGCGCACAAGGGACAGTCACCGCAATTGTCCAACGTGGACAAAAGCATTTTCTCGAAGGAATTCGACCGAGTAGAGGCGAGGATCAAGTCCATCAAGGATTCCTACGCGGAACACCAGACTTGCAGTAAACAGGACGCCGAGAGGCTCAGCGCACTCCGGGCCCGCCGGGATGAACTGAAGAAGCTTTTAGGCATGCAGGTATGAAGCCCAAATCATTTAACATCTGGAAGGGTGTTAGCGGCGTCCTCCAGGTTATCACAATTGCAGCCTTTGGGCTGATATTGCTTTACGCATTAAGCATTTACCCAAGACTGCTTATGGCGGTGGTTGGCAGCAGCTTACTGTTCATGCTCGGTATGGTTTTTTACTCAAGTGGTTGCCAAGATAAATGAACGCAGTATGAGGCACTACACCCAGCATACCGGCCCGCAGTCGCTGCGGCGCGGCCTGCCAGCGTCGGTGTGGCCCAAGAGCAAGTCGGCTGGTCTGCCCTGCCCGACCTGTAGCGGCAACAGTCAAGTGATTGACTCAAGATTAAGCGGCAACGAAATCAGGCGCAGGCGAGTGTGCCTGTTCTGCGGACGACGCTTCACGACTTACGAGCGGTGGCGCGAGGATTTCGTGGTGGATTATCAGATATGACGACGGATCTATGAAGACCAATACTGAGTGGTGCCAGCAATACGACGACACCAACATCGATCTAACCGACCTACTCGATTTGGTCAAAGCTGATGCGCTGTGCCATGCGGCGATGCTGTGCGTTGAAGTCGGAAGGAATCTTGAAGCATCGGAAAAGCTAAGCCCTGAGCCAGTATTGCGCCTGATGGCCGAGAGGTTGAAGCAGGAAGCCGACAATCTCACTAAGCTATGGGTCGAGAGGCTGAAACAAGAACAAGAAGCACGCAAACTCACCAAGCCATGACTTTCGCCAATCAGCCGGGCAGCCGACGCCCTCATACGCCGGGCGTTCCTGGGCTTCATGGATGAACCTGGGGCTTGGCTGGTTGGCGTTACTGAAACGAATTATGAGCGACACTGCAAAGATCACTGCTAAGTGCCCGAACTGCGGCCACGGCTTCAACATGGGGGCGTGGATTTATGAGGCCAAGGATGAAGACTTAGCCTTTCTTGAGAAACCGAACACATTAACCGGCTTAAAGGACAAAAACGAGCCGAGGATACGTTGTCCGGCATGTAAACAGTTCATCATGGACTCGGACTATCCGTCTGAGGACTAACCATCTGGAGGACCAAGCAACAGCATCAGCCCGACCCACAGGCTGCCCCCGCCCAGCGCCCAGCCCAGCGTCCAACTGGGCCAAACCCGCCAGTAAGCCGGACAGATGATCGTGCTCAGGCACACGGCTGCGAACACACAAAAGAAAATACCCAAAACTCGTCTCATGCAAAGAACTCCAGATGATTTAGCACTTCATCATTACGTGAGTGAACTGCGTTCACGAGAGCGGTGGTGCTCTAAGCGATATTCCAAACTGGCTGGGCAGTACCTCAAGTTGAAGGCTGCCCTCAAGCGGGCTGATCCAGTAGCCGCTAAGCGATTCAAAGACCCGTGCCAGATATGGTGATGCCTCACGATATGGGCCGGTAAAGAGTGCAATCCTGGCAAACCTTGGGCACGACTGCCCCATCCTCGAATCGGCGCAGGAGCGGCATGATGTTGTCTGGGTGCAGGATCCTTTCCAGCGGATCCTCATGGATGTTGCCCACCACCAACTCATCATCCTCGGTGTCCTTGAATCGGCAGCCGCATAAGCGAATGTTGCCCGAGTGCTCAGCGAAGAATTGGAACAGCGCGATACAGGGCACACCAGCCTTCTTCTTGGCTGGGCGCATGACCATCTGGCCCACCAATTCCTCCGGCTGAATGGCCCCGCCCCAGTTATCGTAGAAATTGGTCTGTTCGAAGGTGAAGTTGGGATAGGTAAAACAATCCAGGAAATCCTCGCTCTTCACCGTCTCAGCGATAGGCCGACCCGTTCGTAAGAACACATGGATCCGAAGGTCATCGTGGCCGCAGAACAGGGCCAGCTTGAGTCCCTTGATTACTTCATCATAGCGGTCCACCTGATAGGCTTCCTTGTAGGCTTCACGAGAGAACCCACCAATGGACAGGCGTATGAGGTTGAATGGCTCCAAAAGCTCAGCGCCCCATTTGCGCAACAAGATCCCATTGGTGGTCATCTGCAATTCCTCAAAGCCCATGCTCTTGGCCATCTTCGCCTTGGCCAACAGCCCCGGATCAAGCAGGGGGTCGCCCAAAGGTGGGGTGAAATCCATTACCTTGATGCCCATCTTCCTGGCGTCCCCAGCCAGAGCGGCAAAGGTCGCCATCGACATTACCTGAGCCTTACGGTCGAACTTGTGTTGCCCACAGAACACGCACCGCGCATTGCAGAAGTTGACGTTGGCGATGTGGATGGCGTTCCAGTCGAAATGCCGCTCGATGCCGCGCCAAAGCCGTTTGCGGTTGATCCGCGCATTCCAATAAAGGAGCCTGTCAGCAATCCGGGTGGCTTGCCGTTTGGCTAAGAGCAGACCGCGCAGGAACATCTACACGTAGCGCACGTTCCCACGCTTCTTCTGGGCATGACGCGCATGGCTGGTCTCAGGAGGCAATGCCTTACCCGTCGCGTAAGATTGATGCGTGGCCGCTTGGCACACCGCGTAAGGATTGACGTGCCCCCCCTTGGCTTTGACCTTTTGCACACAACGATAAACTCGCGTTCCGACTGGCATAAAATCAGTGGTACTTTGGGTTGAGGTTTGGGTTCATCGAGCCGTGAACCCGATTTAGGCGCGGGTTGCGCTTGCGAGCTGCCGCGCCCGCCCGGCGTGTGCCAGCCGCCAACATGGCGTTGGCGCGTTCCTGCGAGACCCCCTCCCGCGCTGCAATGCCTTTGGCTACGGCCTTAAAACCTGGATGCTTCATGGTGTGTTGGTGTTTGTGGTTTGGAGTTTACTGCGTGGACCCCGTTGCCGCCAGACATCTAGGAACATGAGCCATTGTGCGTGGCGTTCTTTCATGGCCCGTTCATAGAGTAGGCGCTGTTCGGGTTCCAGAGATTGCACAAACTTGCGCTCTAACTTGGCTGACTCTTGAAAGAGCGGCTTGCGGTTTATGTTTAGATCCTTGCCGATGTAGGGCCGCATCCGTTTCAGGATGTCCGAATCTTTCCTGACCAGGGGCCGCAGTTCCTCGATGGCTTTGGCGATTGATTGAGGATCGTGATCGTCCAGCGCGGCATCGAGGCTCCGGTACTTGCTCAAGGGATAGGTGGCTGCTTGGTTGCGCTCGTAATCCTGTTTTATAATCGGGTCAGGATTGTTTTTTAGCCACTCGGTATGGATGTCGGTTAAGGCTTTGTTGGGACTGAAGCGGGAGATTTTCAGCCCAACCGATCCAGCCAGTTGTTCCCACCATTTGATCGCTCCTGGCCGTTCCGCCCCGCTTATCTCTCTAACTCCAGGAAGTGCGCGTAGGGTGAGCGGGAGGGGCTGTGTGATGAGCTCTTTGGCAGTCTCGCCCACTGTGACGTTGCGCCCGGCATAATCTTTGCCGGTAGCCAATTGAATGGCTCCCTTGCCGAGAATGGGCGAGAGACGCGCATGGATAAAAGCGCGTGTGTCGGACAGCAGCCTGGACATGTCTTCCGGGACCGAACGCAAAGTGTACTTTCGTGCTCCGTTGCTGAATTCGAACGGATGTTTTGGGTCCCATTCGCCACCGCTTAACTGCGCGGTAATGTAAGCCCCCGCCGCCTGGGCTATCGCCAAGGTAGCCAAAGCCAGTATTTGTTCGCGACCTGCTTTAGCTCCGGTCAATCCCTTGATGGCCTGTCCAGCGAAACGACCCCGAGCTTCCAAGAAATCTGGAGCCAACAGGAAAAACTGCATGAGATGCTGTATGGTTGGGTTTCGTCCAAGGTCAGCGTAGTTCAGGTGACCATAAGCGGCGTTGGCCTGTTGGGCTGAGAGAAGCTTAACGTCTTCGGTCTTGACCGTTCCAGCAGCCAAATCTCTGGCGTAAACCTGCCGGTTACGATCCAAGATTGCCTCGTAGGTTTTGAACTTCAGACCCGGGATGTACTGCTTGAAAAGGTAATCCGTGTACATGTCGGAAACTTTGCCAATAAGCGGGATTCGGCTAATTAAGCCACTGGGCCGAAGTCCTTCCATAAACTGATTTTCACTGGCTCGGTCAGGCTGCAACATCAACCCGTGTCTGGCCGCATCCATCTGAAGCGGATCATTGGCCAAATCTATCGGGGGGATTGCGCCGAACGGATTGACCCGGTGGCCCACGCCGTGCGTGCCAGTTTGGGTCTGATGGAACGGAGCAATCAGCCCAAGCATCGTCCGCTTGGTCACGCTATTCCATGAATCCAATCCTTTCACCAAGAGCTTTGGAACGGCTGCCAGCCGAGTTGTGGGCGTCGAGTACCATTCGCGGATAGCCGAACGGCCCAAGACGGACTTGATACGGTTATAGGCTTCCGGGTGCAGGGCCAGATCGGACTTAAGGAAAATCGGTGCTCCCGCTGTGTCCTTGGCTGCCCAGCGCCAGTTTTGCAGCGCAGGCTGATTCGGCAGAACCTTGTAATCCAGCGTTTCCTCGCCCTTAACCGCCTTGGGCATAATCAGTGTTGCCTCGCCCCCAGCGCCAGCCACTGGCGTTCCGACTCCCCTTGGAGCGACCAATGGGCGACCGTCGCTGGCCACGCCTTTGCTCATCTCCTTGACCAACTCACGCGCAGCGATGACGGAGTTCATCTCGTGCATGTAGATGGGCAAAAGTTTGCTGATGTCTTTGGTCTTGGGCTTATAACCAGCCTGCTCTCCGTGGAAGAAGGTGGGGAAGGTGGACGCCTTGGAGTACTTGAATTTCTCCTTCAGGATTCGACTGCTGCTTCCCCCAGTGGATTTGGTTTTGCCTAGGCCCAAGTCCCAGATTTGGGTCACGTAATTCTCCTTGAAACTGTTGAGCACGTCATTCTCCTGACCGCGCTTAGCCAAATCGTCCAGCAACCGTTTGGCGTTTGTGGCCACGTCCAATTCCTCTGGCGTAAGCTTTAACGCTGCTTCGTAGCCGCGTTTAAGCAGGCGGTCTGTGGTGGCTGCGGCTCGATCAGCGAGAACCTTTTCGTCCCCGCCCGCTTGGATCCAGTTGGTTATACCGTCACGCCGGAACGGATCAGGTACGGCCCGCTGGATGTTCTTTTGGACACCAGCCGCTTCGCCAAAGGACCGTTGCAACTTCGCGCTCCAGTTGAGCACACTGCGCCGGTAATCGGTCATCTTAGGAGTGGCGATGGCTTCTTTGCCTGTCTCCTTGGCTTCCGAGGCGAAGTTCTTGATCGCCTCGTACGCATTCTTAACAGCCGGTGCAGCTTTATCGATCAAGTCTCTGATCGGCTGCAACGACACCGCACCTGCCTCGCCCCCGGCCAAGGCTCCTGGACCACGAACAGAGGCAGCGATACCCTTACTTTCCCCTGCAAGTTCAGATTCCACTTCCTTTAGTCTCGCCTCTGCCTCAGCAACTCCGCGTTCGTCACCTTGAAACCGTAATCCTCTAATCAACTGTTTAAGCTGATCCCGCTCTGCCTGCAAATCGCCGCGCCGTTTCATCCTTGCGCCTTCTGCAACCAAGGCTTCACCAGCGCCACTCTCAGACAATTCAGCCAATGTTTTAGCGGCTCTCGGCTCGGACGGTGGTGGCTCTTTTGCTGGCGCTGTTGGAGCAGGCTCGGCAACTTTTACTGTCGATGCCGGTTCTGGGGGCGACTCCTGTGCAGTCTTCGAAGTTGGCTGTGGAACGCCAATCTTTTGCAATGCTGCATCTTGAAATCCATCTTGGATGTCCTTGACCGCCTCTAAATGGGCTTGCTTGTCGTTGACGTTGCGCCCTTCAGGATCCACTTCTTGCAGACGCCGCGTAATAAGATTTCGCACGTCGTCAACTACTCTAAGTGGAACGTTGTACTGTCTGGCTATTCTTTCCCCACCAACGCGCAATGAGCTGAGCGGATAGTCTGGCTCTCCACGATTTACGAGGTCATAACCAATTTGAGCAGCGAGGTTTCGGTCCAACGGCACTTCAGTAGCCTTCGCTGGTTCGGGCGCTGGTGCTACCTCTGGCGGTGCTTCCGGCTGCACTGCCGCTGGCCCTGTTTCTTTCAGGGCCTCGACTGATTTTGGCAACGCCTTTTCAAGCGGGCTGCGCCCTGCAACGTGCGCGGCGGCTGCTGCGGTGAACGTAGCCAACTGCGCTAAATCCGTGACAGCTGACGCAATCTTCTCGGGGTCCTTAGCGTCAATCGCATCCGATAACTGCGCAATCGCCTCCGGGGCTTGACTAGCCATTTGGGCAGCAATCGCGCCCGAGGCTATTTTCCCCACGGCGGCCGGCGCGGCAGCCAGCCCGAGCGTGGCCAGCATCGGGACGCTCGTCATGCTCTCGGCCCCGCGCAAAATCGACCCCTGGGCTCCAGCAATGGCCTTGGCCAACGTGCTGGGTGGCTGTTGGGGCGCGTAGAGCGACCGTTCCGCATCTTCCTGGCCCGGCACGGGCACTCTCGCAGTGAGAACGTCCAAGGCGTCCATCACTGTCTGCGGCGTAACGCCAAACATTTTAGACAACGGAATCAGCGGAGCAAAAAGGTCAGGCTTAATCGGGACCGGAGCGACCAGCCTTCTTATGTCACTGGGCGTCTCCAGCGCAGGCCCAGCCACGTTCGCTTGGTCGATGGAAGCGAAAGGTTCTGGGCCAACTGGCACGGTAGGAGTCGCGTCCCCTTCGAACGCATAATCCTCATCAGACAACGTGCTCGGATAGATCGGCAGAACAGCCATTACTCTTCCTCAGTGCTGGCGGCAGCAGCCTCCGCTTCTGCTGGCGTGGCCTCAGGCAGTGGAGCGAACCCAGTGGCTGGCGCGGGCGCGGTAGTCATGCGCTTTAACTCGCCCATGATTTCGTCGCGTTGCGCCTTTAATGTCGGCAACTCTGCTGGCGTTGCTTCCTCCATCAATCCCCTTATCGTGACAAGCCTCGCTGTAAGGGCTCGAACTCTGCCTTCCGGGGAAAGTTCAGACCGTGGCAAAAAATGGACACTGCCTCTGGCACCAGGAACGTACCGTTGGCCAAGCAAGTTGCCTTGCTCATCTCTTAATTCCCTCGCGATACCTTCCACAGTCTGTGGCTGTGCTCCCAGCGGAGTAAACGCAACTGCGCCAGTCCTGGGGTTGATCATGTATTCCTTCCCAGATGGCGTCCATCCAGGTTGAGGCGTGCCGGGTGGCGTGACGGCGCGAATGGATTGAGCGATAGACTGAGGATGCCGATAAAGAACTCTCGGGGCTAGTTCCGGCCACACCTTTTCGAATGGCTCTCCAGCCGCAGTTCGCTTTTGCAGTTCGTTCATGGCCTGCGATTGAATGGCCGCTTCCGCTGCTGCGCGTTGATCCTTTTCCTGTTGAAGCCTCAGTTGCTGTTCCCAATGCTGAACCAGAGCCTGCTGCTGCTGTTGCCGGTAAGCGTTGAGTTGAGCCGCCTGCTCTGCCGCCAATTCCTGCTGTTGCGCCCGAGCCGCCGCTTGGTTCTGGGCTTCGGCGGCAGCCAACCCGCTGCGATAGCCTTCCAGCAATCGGCCTACCGGAGCGGTGGGATCTACATTAAGCCAGGGGGGGATTTCGACGGGGCCGGCCATAGGTTAGAACATGAAATTCTCTTGGTCTTGCTCGCTCAAATCCTGCGGCATATTAAGCGGGTAATCCCATAAATTTTGCAGGTTGTCGTAGTAACCCGGGCCACCTTCGAGCGGTGGTCCTTCTCCGGGTAGTCCACCAATGTTGGCCGGCAATCCTCGCTCAACTCCAGCCTGCCCAAGCCAATCTCCCCCGCCTCTTGTGTTGAAGAATGGCGAAGCGGCTGCTGGTGGCGCTGGACCGCCCACCGTCGCGAAAGTTGGCCGGGTCATCGGATTAAACCAATTGTAACCCCCACCGCCAGCGTTGAATCCGCGATTGAGTCCAGAGAGTGCATCGGCGCGAGAGCGGCCATAAGCCGCTTCGGGAATCGGCGCTGACCCGTAAATTTTCCTCATTAGATCGTTCCACTGCTGGTCGCTGTACTGAGGGATAAGACGACCAATGTCATAGGGAGCCACCTTGGGGATCAGATTCTGGATCGCACCCTGATCCTGCAACGCCTGTTGCTGCACGGCATAGGAGCTTCCTAGGACATCGCGGGCAAGTTTGCTGGCGGCTGCCGGTCCACCAGCCACGCCACTGCCAATGCCCCACTCGCCCGCCGCCTGCCCCAACTGCGGCAATAGGTCGCTGATGTTGCCCTTAGCCCGGTTGGCCACGTTGCCCATCAGCGTATTGAGCGTGTCGAAATAGCTCGAAGGATACTGATTGCGCAACGCTGCGTTCTCCGCGCCTGTTACGCCGCTGATAATTGGACCGAGGTTGTTAAGATTCCCTGAAATCGCGTTGATGAGATTGGCCAGCGATTCGCTCGGGCTGCTGATGTTCGGAATACCGCCTGAAGCTGGATTGTAGGTGCCCGGGATGGCCCCAGCACCAGCACCACCACCCGCGCTACCGCCAGGGGCAGGCGCAGGAGCTACCGCGCCGATGTTAATCGGCATCGGTGCCCAGCCGGCCAAGTTTCTGGCCCAATTCGCTTGGTTGCCACCGCCAAATGGTGTTGCTGATGCCATGATGTTCCTACGTTAAACTTCCAATCGCTTGGTTCCTCAAGTGTGCACTTCCAAAAGGGCTAAAACTGATGGCAGGCATCTCGCGCCCGAGTTGATGCACAAGCTCGCCCTGTAGCAATCGAATCGCTTGCCCGTGCCGTTCCTGGGACATCTGCTTGGCTGTGGGCGAGTCCATGCTCGAATACCGCACGCTCTCGCACTCGGCAATCAGCGCCTCGATATTGCCGATGAGCAGATAGTCCGTGTCCACCTTGACCGGCACGAATTCCAACTTGGCCAGCGCGGTAACCTGCACCTTGGTCACGTCGCTGCCCGG